TACTTCCACTAGATCCACTTGTACCACTTGATCCACTTGTTCCACTCGTACCACTACTTCCACTTGTACTACTAGATCCGCTGGTACCACTACTTCCGCTGGTACCACTTGATCCGCTGGATCCACTTGTACCACTACTTCCACTAGATCCACTTGTACCACTTGATCCACTTGTTCCACTCGTACCACTACTTCCACTTGTACTACTAGATCCGCTGGTACCACTACTTCCGCTGGTACCACTTGATCCGCTGGATCCACTACTACCACTAGATCCACTTGTACCACTAGATCCGCTTGTACCACTTGTACCATTAGATCCACTAGTTCCACTAGATCCACTACTTCCACTAGATCCACTTAAACCACTACTACCACTTGATCCACTACTTCCACTTGTACCACTAGATCCGCTTGTACCACTTGTACCATTAGATCCACTAGTTCCGTTGGTACCGCTACTTCCACTTGTACCACTACTTCCACTTGTACCACTACTTCCACTTGTACCACTACTTCCACTAGATCCACTACTTCCACTACTTCCACTACTTCCACTTGAACCGCTAGATCCACTTGAACCGCTAGATCCACTTGATCCGCTTTCACCACTTGATCCACTAGTTCCGCTAGATCCACTACTTCCACTACTTCCACTTGATCCGCTTGTACCACTTGTACCACTTGTACCACTACTTCCGCTGGATCCACTAGTTCCACTTGATCCGCTTGTACCACTAGTTCCACTTTCACCACTTGATCCACTGGATCCGCTGGATCCACTTGTTCCACTACTACCACTAGATCCGTTGGTACCACTAGATCCGCTTGTACCACTAGTTCCACTAGATCCACTACTACCACTTGATCCACTAGATCCACTAGTTCCACTAGTTCCACTTGATCCACTACTTCCACTGGATCCACTAGTTCCACTTGTACCACTACTTCCACTGGATCCACTTGTACCACTACTTCCACTGGATCCACTTGTACCACTACTTCCACTTGATCCGCTAGATCCACTTGATCCGCTTTCACCACTTGATCCACTACTTCCACTTGTTCCACTACTTCCACTTGTACCACTACTTCCACTTGTACCACTACTTCCACTAGATCCACTACTTCCACTAGATCCACTTAAACCACTACTACCACTACTTCCGCTAGTTCCATTAGATCCACTAGATCCACTAGATCCACTTGTTCCACTACTTCCACTAGATCCGCTTGTACCACTTGTACCATTAGATCCACTAGTTCCGTTGGTACCGCTACTTCCACTTGTACCACTAGATCCACTAGATCCGCTAGATCCACTTGATCCGCTAGATCCACTTGATCCGCTAGATCCACTTGATCCGCTTTCACCACTTGATCCACTACTTCCACTTGTACCACTACTTCCACTTGTTCCACTACTTCCACTTGTACCACTACTTCCACTTGTTCCACTACTTCCACTTGTACCACTACTTCCACTTGTACCACTACTTCCACTTGTACCACTTGATCCACTACTTCCACTAGATCCACTACTTCCACTAGATCCACTTTCGCCACTTGTACCACTAGTTCCACTAGATCCACTAGATCCACTTTCGCCACTTGTACCACTAGTTCCACTAGATCCACTTATTCCACTACTTCCACTAGATCCACTACTTCCACTTGTACCACTAGATCCGCTTGTACCACTTGTACCATTAGATCCACTAGATCCGCTTGTATCACTAGATCCACTAGTTCCGTTTGTACCACTAGATCCGCTTGTACCACTAGATCCACTAGTTCCACTTGTACCACTAGATCCGCTTGTACCACTTGTACCATTAGATCCACTAGTTCCGTTGGTACCGCTACTTCCACTTGTACCACTAGATCCACTAGATCCACTAGATCCACTTTCGCCACTTGTACCACTAGTTCCACTAGATCCGCTGGTACCACTAGATCCGCTGGTACCACTAGATCCGCTGGTACCACTAGATCCGCTGGTACCACTAGATCCACTTGATCCACTTGATCCACTACTTCCGCTGGTACCACTACTTCCACTTGATCCACTAGATCCACTAGATCCACTAGATCCACTTTCGCCACTTGTACCACTAGTTCCACTAGATCCACTTAAACCACTACTTCCACTTGTTCCACTTGTTCCACTACTTCCACTTGTACCACTACTACCACTAGATCCACTTGTACCATTTGTACCACTTGTACCACTTGTACCATTAGATCCACTAGATCCGCTTGTACCACTAGATCCACTAGTTCCGCTTGTACCACTAGATCCGCTTGTACCACTAGATCCACTGGTTCCGCTTGTACCACTAGATCCGCTTGTACCACTAGATCCACTAGTTCCACTTGTACCACTAGTTCCGCTTGTACCACTAGATCCACTTTTGCCACTTGTACCACTTGATCCACTACTTCCACTTGTACCACTACTTCCACTAGTTCCACTGGTTCCACTAGATCCGCTTGTACCACTAGATCCACTAGATCCGCTTGTACCACTAGATCCACTAGATCCGCTTGTACCACTAGATCCACTAGTTCCACTGGTACCACTAGATCCGCTGGTACCACTAGATCCGCTTGTACCACTAGATCCACTGGTTCCGCTTGTACCACTGGATCCACTTTCGCCACTTGTACCATTTGTACCACTAGTTCCACTAGATCCACTTAAACCACTACTTCCACTTGTTCCACTTGTTCCACTTGTTCCACTTGTTCCACTTGTTCCACTTGTTCCACTAGATCCGCTTGTACCACTAGATCCACTTGTTCCACTTGTACCATTAGATCCACTAGTTCCGCTTGTACCACTACTTCCACTAGTTCCGTTTGTACCACTAGATCCGCTTGTACCACTAGATCCACTAGTTCCGCTTGTACCACTAGATCCATTGGATCCACTTGTACCACTAGATCCACTTTCGCCACTTGTACCATTTGTACCACTAGTTCCACTAGATCCACTTAAACCACTTGTACCACTTGTACCACTACTACCACTAGATCCACTTGTACCACTAGATCCACTAGATCCGCTTGTACCACTTGTACCACTAGATCCACTAGATCCACTTGTACCACTAGATCCACTAGATCCGCTTGTACCACTTGTACCACTAGATCCGCTTGTACCACTAGATCCGCTTGTACCACTACTTCCACTAGATCCGCTTGTACCACTTGTACCACTAGTTCCACTTGTACCACTGGATCCACTTTCACCACTTGATCCACTTGTACCACTAGTTCCGCTAGATCCACTTGTACCACTACTTCCACTTGTACCACTACTTCCACTTGTACCACTACTTCCACTTGTACCACTTGTACCACTAGATCCATTAGATCCGCTAGATCCGCTAGATCCACTAGATCCACTAGTTCCACTAGTTCCACTAGATCCACTTGTACCACTTGTGCCACTAGATCCACTTGTACCACTAGATCCGCTTGTACCACTGGATCCGCTTGTACCACTAGATCCACTTTCACCACTTAATCCGCTGGTTCCGCTAGACCCACTTAAACCACTAGATCCGCTGGATCCAGTTGTACCACTTGATCCACTTGATCCAGTTGTACCACTTGTACCGCTAGATCCACTACTTCCATTAGTACCACTTGATCCGCTAGATCCACTTGTACCACTGGATCCGCTAGATCCACTACTTCCGCTAGATCCACTTGTACCACTTGTACCACTAGTTCCGCTAGATCCACTTGTACCACTTGTACCACTTGTACCACTAGTTCCGCTAGATCCACTTGTTCCGCTTGTACCACTAGATCCGCTTGTATCACTAGATCCGCTTGTACCACTAGATCCGCTTGTACCACTAGATCCGCTTGTACCACTAGATCCGCTTGTACCACTAGATCCGCTTGTACCACTACTTCCACTTAAACCACTTGTACCACTTGATCCGCTAGATCCACTTGTACCACTTGATCCGCTAGATCCACTTGATCCACTTGATCCACTTGTACCACTTGTACCACTTGTACCACTTGTACCACTTGATCCACTTGATCCACTTGTACCACTTTCACCACTTGTACCACTTGTACCACTTGTACCACTTGATCCACTTGTACCACTTGATCCACTTGTACCACTTGATCCACTTGTACCACTTGATCCACTTGATCCGCTAGTTCCACTGGATCCACTTGATCCGCTAGTTCCACTGGATCCACTTGATCCGCTGGTTCCACTGGATCCACTTGTACCACTTGTACCACTAGATCCACTGGTTCCACTTGATCCACTAGTTCCGCTAGATCCGCTGGTACCACTAGTACCACTTTCACCACTAGTACCACTTTCACCACTAGTACCACTTTCACCACTAGATCCACTTTCGCCACTAGATCCACTTTCACCACTAGTACCACTTTCACCACTAGTACCGCTAGATCCACTACTTCCGTTAGTACCACTTGATCCACTAGATCCACTTGATTCGCTAGATCCACTTGTACCACTAGTTCCGCTAGATCCACTAGATCCACTACTACCACTAGATCCACTGGATCCACTACTTCCGCTGGTACCACTTTCACCACTACTTCCACTTGTTCCACTTGTACCACTAGATCCACTAGATCCACTACTTCCGCTGGTTCCACTTGATCCACTACTTCCACTAGTTCCACTGGTTCCACTGGTTCCACTACTTCCACTAGTTCCACTGGTTCCACTACTTCCACTACTTCCACTAGTTCCACTGGTTCCACTAGATCCGCTTGTACCACTAGATCCACTAGATCCACTAGATCCACTGGTTCCACTTGATCCGCTAGTACCACTAGATCCGCTTGTACCACTAGTTCCACTTTCGCCACTTGTACCACTTGTACCACTTGTACCACTAGATCCGCTAGATCCACTACTACCACTACTTCCACTTGTACCACTGGATCCACTTGTACCACTAGATCCACTAGTTCCATTTGTACCACTTGTTCCGTTAGTTCCGTTAGTTCCGCTCGTTCCGCTAAATCCACTCGTTCCGCTAGTACCACTTGATCCAGATGAACCTTTTTCACCACTACTACCACTAGTAGCACTAGTACCACTTAATGCGCTTTCGCCACTAGTTCCGCTAGTACCGCTTGTTCCGCTTGTTCCGCTTGTTCCGTTAGATCCACTTTGACCGCTACTACCACTTGTGCCTGTGCCAGATATACCACTTGTACTTACATTACTACCTATAGCAAAAACATAACCACATGCAGGAAATGAGAATTTTATTGTGGCTGTGTTTTTATTGTTTAAAGTTATGCTTTCAGGTATTATTTGATTTAAATCTTGATCATATACAATGAACAATACAAATTCCGAATTTAAATTATGATTATATACCCATGTATCTGTTTTTGAATCACATGGAAATTCTTGTATAGACTGTGTATTTTTTTGTAAATTGGCATTACAATTAATAATAACACGTAATTCTTCGATTATTTTAAGAAACAGTGGTGTAGTAGGATCTTTAAAAGTCGCTGTTAATTTTTTGTAGTCATACAAAGCATTGTCCAATTTTAATGGAGAAACTTCACATGGATCTTTCTTCAATGTTGACATTTTTAATAAATATAAAGAAAACCATTAAGCAATACCAACAAAATGTATAAAAATTGAAATACTAATTATTATTAATTAAATAGAGTAATTGGTATTCGTCTCCATTGTGATGTGCTATAAATATAAAAATAATTACCATCATAACTTACCCATCCATCTTCTCCATAATCAGATGACTGATATGGCACTTGATGATAGAATTTATCAGGAAATCTTTGAAATATTCTGAAAGCTGTATTTATAGGTCTTTTATTAGCTGTAGTGTATACAGGATTACCATTACAGTCATATCCACTTATATATGTTTGACTACTATAATCATAGTCAAATGTAGCAATTTCTCTTTTTAACCACCCAGATGGATATTGATATACGTAAATATACTTACTGTCATATGCTAACCATCCATTTTCACCATAATCAGTAATAGATTTAGGTGCTGGGTGAAATGGCGTATTTACTATATTTTGATAATTTGACGGTATTTTGTTATAACCATCTAAATTGGTTACTTCATTTGGCTTTAATGCCATTGTACCTTGACCAGTTACATCGGTATAATCCAATGGACTGTCTTTTAGATTGCTATTGTTTTTAATAATATTAGTTGTAATTGTGCCCATTTCACTCGCACTAGCAACAGCATTTTCTTGCATCATTACTTTTCTTACGGTAAATAGCTTTTGGGTAGTATTTTTTACCCCGTTTAAATTTGTTATATAATTTTCATTTAACAAGTAAGCGTTGACATTTATATCGAACGTTGTTTTGATATTACGATCTTCGCCGTCGTTAACTTCTTGTTCGATGCTATAACTGTCTATCCTAGCTCTAAATTTAAATCTCTCAGCGTCACCCCAGTAGTCTTTAGCTGCGTAGTTTATTTGTTCCAGTAACTTATTATTTTGATCTACATAATCAGTCCAAATGATGCATTCGTATGTTATATTTACGTGAACTGGTAAACTTACGCTATAAATTTGTTTGGTTGGTTTGCTAGTAAAAACACCTTTATTCATTAGATCAAAACGATCATACTTGTTTTTTTCACTATAATTCATTATAGTTTCGTAGTTTAGATAACGATTAAACGTGGCAAGTTCTTTGTTATTTTCAACACTTTTTCTACGAAACATTATGGCTGGCAACAATATTTTGCCTTGATTATCTCTAATATGACCAAACTTTTTCATAGCAAACCATCTTTCAGGATTGCCATATATAACTGGTACTTTTACAACTTCACCATTATCATTAACTTGAAGTCTGAGTGTATCATTCAAAGTATTAATAATAGCTGTATCAATATCTAATAAAGTAACCGTGAAATTTTTCTGTTTATCAGTATCACGGCGAGTTGCATTGGCTCTATTATAAAGCTTTTTACTATCTGATTGAGCTGATGCGTTTTCAATCGGATTTGGCGGTGGATTTACATTAGTATTTGGACCCCATGCCATAAATTATGTTTGTCTTTCTACGAGGTTAAGTTTGCTTAGTCTTGTGTAATGAGTATTAACAATTAAACTCAAAGACTTGTCTGGATGACCACCCGCAAATTGTTCTTGGATAACATTATCAATTTCGTAATAACGTTGATTGTACAAAACCAAATCGCCAATTTCTGGAAAATAGTTGGTGGTAATACAATCACGTTCTCTGAATCTATAAACAATGTCTTGTTTTCTATCAGGTCCATAACCTTGATTTTCAGTATTAATATCTTCACGTTGAACAAGACAACTCAAATCAATACCCGAATAGAACACCTTTCCTTTGTCACTGCTACTTTCACCATAAATATTGGTATTGGTTTCATAAGCAGCAATCTTAAATACTTGAACAACACATTCAATTATATCACCTATTAATTCAGAACTAACGCTGTTCAAGAAGTTTAAGTCTCTTGAAGAAAAATATCTACCAGGTGAATAGTTGTTATTATAAATACCAACATCTGTGCGAGTTGATGTCCAATATTCTTTAAATTTTGGATCCGTTTTTGGATACTGTGGAGATACAGGTGCAGCCATATGTTTTATCCTATATAAATATGTAAAGGTACACGGGACAACATCTTATTCATTTCTTCACTTTCTTTTCCTTTATTTTCTAATTGATTAACACGAAGTGTCTTTTCCAACATATCTCTTAGTTTTTCAAGCAATGAATCTTTTTCTTCTTTGGCTTCGGATCGTAATTCAGCGCCATCAAGAGTTACTTCTCCACCAGGAATTGGTACTGTACTATATTTTTGAAGAATCCGACCCAATGTTTCCTTACACAACGCTAAGAAATATTTTTTAATCCACTGTTTACCAGGCTGATTAATTTTACAATATGTGCAGTATTCGTATGGAATATCACTGGGGTCACTAATATATTCATAACGAGATCCACTATAAAAGTTGGTAATATCACGTTCACTTTCAACGATGTAATCTATATATACCTTGAAATTTTCAGATGGTATTGGAAATATTCTCAACTTGTTATTACCTAAAATTTCAAAACTATAAGCGCTTTTACGAACCATATCATTGAATTCAATGGCCTGTACACGTTCCAAATCTTCAAAAATAGGAGTCATCAAGAATTGTGTAGCAGGACTATAAGCCCCAAATCCCATTTCACCGAGTACGTTACTGTAACTCATTCCTGTCATACTAAATGGATCGTATATACGAGCAATTGCTGGGGGTCTATTATGAAATATTCTTTTTACTTCAATTCGTGACCCAGTTAAATGTTCAATGTCTCGACCAATTAAGGTATTCAAGTCATAAACCTGATGTGTTTTGCCAGGGTTGATACTACCACTAATAGTTACATAGTTACGCTTAACTTCATATTCACCGCCAACAAGTGCTTCGGCTCCATATTGTTTGCTCAGTTGAACTATAAAAGGTAAACCAGTACTCTTTACGCCCATCCCCGTTAAATTTTTATATTTATTTTGAGGCAATCCCTGTAAATCAACCATGTTGTTAACAATATTAAATTCATTAACTACACGGTTATATTCTAGTACAGATTCTTCAAAACATGCGTAGAAATTAACGTCGATCATTTCAATATCAACGATTGGATACCCCAACCGTTTTGCTGCCCACATCGCACTGCTACTACAATCATTTGCAAATGTGGTTTCAGCTCCAACGCAACTTTCGTTTAGATAATAGCCAAATGGCACAGTGTTTATATTAACACTACTACCACTCCCGGGCCATCTTACCCTATCTTGGTCCAAATTAGCACTCATTGATTATAAATATCTCTGGAGTGAGATAATACAACTAAATTAGTGGATTAATAACCAAGTACCCACTACATCTGCTCTATTTGCACTATCGTCGCCGTCACCTGGTTTAACTATAACATTCCACTTTGGTTTATCTCCCACAGGAATTTTCATCATTTCATCGTAGGTAATGACACTGTCTTCAGAAACATTATACTTTAATGCTAACTTTTTCTTTAAAATATCAATAGCGGATGGGGATTTATAAACCAACTTTTTAATTGTTTTATTTGGCTTATCTGGATCTGGTACTTCTTCTCTATCAACTAAATCAGCAAACATTTGCTTTGGTACTACAGTTGAATGTTTAGTTGTTTTAAAATCGACTTGTTTTTCTTGATCAGGTTTTGCACCCGCACTAAAATTCATCTTGAAATTGACTGGTTTATCACCTTTAGCCACATCTGCCATTTTAGTATAAGCATAAAAGTCTACGTTGGGAAATGTTTTTGCAACACTATATGCTAGGTTTACATAATCAGGACTAAAGAAATCGCCTGAATCATGCCATCTAATCACAGTTTTTACATTTTTCTTTGAATTTTTTTCAACTGCTGCACGAATTTCGTTTGATAACATATTTTTATAACCATCCGGATCGTTCAACAAAAAGTTAAGTTGTCTTGTTTGCGATGTGTTAACTGGTACATATTGTACATAACCGCCTTTTTTAGCATAACAATAAACTTTGCATGCACCTGCGCCTGGACACGTATTTATGATAACAAATTTTTGATTCTTTTCGTCATAACCAAGTCCTTGTAAAGCTGGCAATCCTATATTATAAAACTGAGTACTTTCACCGCCACTGTGTGAAATTTTTTCATTTTGTTTTAAAATCTTATCAGGACGTGTGGTGATATGGGTTTTTAGTTTGTTTAAATCAAACCTACGGCCACTTGGATCTACAATTTGTATCTCTCTGGCAAGCTTTGGATGTACATATGGATACTTGAATTTATCAGTTGGATCTTTTGTAGTAGTATACTTTTGTTTACCTTTTTTATCCAATTTAGGCAATCCAGTTTTCTTATAAACTGCAGGTTGACCGGCCGATCTGTCTAAATATCCTTGTAATTCATCGGATGGCAATTCTGTGGTGCCAGCGCCTAACATATCAGCTTCGTCTAATTCTTGTGCAACAAATGAATCTAATGACTGTACAGCCGATGCTGGTAATCCTAGACTTTCATACATTTTAACTTCGGTTAGCAAATCGATTAATTTCATATGTGTTTTGTTATTCTTACTTTTCAACTGCCGTTACCTTTTATTACACGGTTATACTTTTCTTTGAGTATAAATATCAGTTTTATTATAAAAAGTAATATTTATATTATATGAACTTTAAAAAGCAACTGTTTTATACTATTGTAATTTTGATATTAACTGGATGTATTTCATCAGAGGTTAAATCAGCAAAGCAAGTTAGTGTGGCACAAGATGCCGTTGCAAAACAAGAAGCCAAAGTAGACAATACAATGGTAGAATTGGAAAAAGTAGAAAAAGGTAAAATAGTACAAACTTCTTCTTTATCAATTGGTATTCAACATTCGTTAAGTCAAGTAACTAATGCGCCTATACAAGTAGAAACAGCTAAATCTTTGAATGAACGAGTAATTTCTATCGTTGGTTCTCCACACATAGATGAAATTAAAAGAATTAAAGCTACAGTTGATCTGCTTAATTCTCAAGTAGCTGAAGAACGAAAAAAAGGTGATCAATTATTATCACAACGGGACGAAATCATAAACAAATTACAAAAAGAAAAGTCTGCTTTAAAAGAAAAGTATGATGATGAACTTTGGCAAATGACTGATAAAGCAAAAGAAATTGCAAAAGAAGCAGATCAAAGCAAGGCTACACTTGATACAATGAGTGGTATGTTTGGATTAAATGCTGTATTTTGGGGTTTAAAAAAGTTCTTTATTAGTGCTTTAACCGCAATTATCATATTTGTTGTAGTATTCGTTATACTTAGAATATTAGCAACAGTACATCCAGCAGCTGGTGCAGTATTTAGTATATTCAATATGATCGGATCCGGACTATTAAGTTTGGTAAAAGTATTAACTCCACATGCATTTGAAATATCTAACTTTGCTTCAAAAGACAAAGTTGATGAATATAAGTCCCCACTTACTAAGATAGTTGATGTAATTCAAGAACTCAAAGAAAAGCAAAAAGAATCTCCTGACAGAGTATATCCATTGACCGAAGTGTTAAAGAGATTTGACAAAGAAATGGACAACTCTGAAAAAGATTTGATTGATGATATCTTGAAAGAACAAAAGTGGACGAAGTGAGATAATTAAATATATTTATTATATAATTGTTTTAGGTGTTAAACTCGTTTTAAATAACCAAAAACAAATATGGACACAAATACTGTACAAGTAATTTCAGAAAAAGTATTAGAATCAACAGCGCAAGATATGACAGGCAAATATGTCTGGATGTTCTTAGCCGGTTTAGTAATTCTAATATTCAAATCAAGCATTGAAAAGTTAGCAGCTGCGCTTTTTATGTTTATTGGATCCGATTATAAAGAAGATGACGTTGTATATGTTGATGGTAAACCAGGAAGAATTGTACGTGTAGGTTTAACCAAAACGGTATTCTTTATATATGATGTAGTAGATGGTAAGGTTGTAGGTGGCAGTAAATTAGTTATTCAAAATGAAAGATTGGCCGGTCTAAATATAGAAAAACCACTACCTCAGTTGGATTTGGCTCGTTTCAAAAAAGAAAACAAACAAGACTAATTTACTTATGGCAATCAATATTTTTACCCACATTAAACGAGGGTTGTATGATAACGTATACAATTGCATCGAAAAAGAAAAAATAGACGTTAATCAGAGAGATGACGATACCGGCAATCCACCATTGGTTGTTGCAGTAGAAGAAAATCAAATAGAAATAGTCAAATTGTTATTAAATCGTGGCGCCGATGTAAATGTAAAAGATTGGACAAGCAAAAATACTGCATTAGATATATCTGAACAAAAAGGGTTTAAACACATTTCAGAATTATTGCAAGGTCGAGGTGCAAAATATAGTAGTGGTAGCAGTTTTCATTTGGCTGCTAAGAATGGTGATATTGTTTCTATTGAAGAAATGTTGAGTAAAAAACAAGATATCAATGAAGTTGACGCTGGTAAAGGTTGGACAGCACTACACTATGCGGTTAATTATGGACAAAAACATTTGGTTGAATATTTAATTGTTAAAGGTGCTGATGTCAACAAGAAAGATTTCTTAGGTAAAAACAATCCAATAGATGTGTTATCCAATGTTAATAGAGGTGAAATTGTTAAGTTGTTAAATAAAAATGGCGCTAAATCTGCTGGTGGTGTTAATATTCATTTTTGTGCTGAAACCGGTGATTTTGAAGGTGTACAGTCATTTTTTGATAAAGACGGTAAAATTAATGGTAGAGATGAAAAGAATGGATGGATGCCATTACATTACGCCGTTAATGCTAACGATGTTGATATGACGGAGTTTTTGGTACATTTGGGTGCAAATGTTAATGGTGCAGATTTTAAGGGAGAAATTGCTCCGTTAGACATTGCATTCAAGACAGGCAATGTAGAAATGCAAAGTTATTTACAAGCCAAAGGTGCTTTAAGAAAGAAGAAACACGATACGGGTGGTAATGGTAAAGATGTAAACATTTATATTACAGATGAAGTTAAGAAACAAATTGCGTTATTCATTGAAAAACGCAATCGTGAAGAAGAAGCAATAAAGAAACTAGAAGCAGAACAGACTGCAAAAGAACCAAAAAAGAAAGATGCACCAACAAAAAAGATTAACTGGAAAGACTTTTTAAAATTAAAGAATATGCCGGTTGTAGAAAAGAAAGAAGAACAACCAAAGGTTGAAGTACCAAAACCAGTTAAACAAATAGTTCGTAAAGTTGACAAGATCGACGTGGAAGTCAAATCAGGACGATTACAATTAGATACTGAACAAGAAGGTTTCATATTCTTTATGGATATTGTGGCTTACAGTAAAAAAACCACAGATGAACAAAAGAAGGCTTGTAAAGACTTGGGTACACTAGTTAAATCTACAATGCAATATAAAACAGCTAATGCTCTTGAAAAGTTGATTATATTACCCACCGGAGATGGTATGGTAATGGGATTTTTCACGTATCTAGAAGATGCAATGAATTGTGCCGTTGCTATAGCTAAAGCAGTAAAAGATAGACCCGACTTACAAATGAGAATGGGTGTACACTGTGGACCTGTAATTCCAATGGAAGATATCAATGGAAATCTTAATATAAGCGGTGATGGAATCAATTATGCTCAAAGAGTAATGGATGCGGGTGAAACAAATCATTTATTAGTTAGTTCAGCTGTAATGTTGAAATATGATAGACCAGCATACGTTTTGGTAAATGATTTGGGGGATGTAATTGTAAAACACGGTGTAATAATGCATTTGTACAGTTTACACGGTACCGAGTTTGGTAACAAAGAATTTCCATCAAGTAGAGTAAAAAAAGCAGAACCAACAACAAATAAACCATTATGAAAATGATACCTTTGGGAAGACAATATCACGCAAGTGTTGTTAATACAGATTTGGATGTATATAAAATAAAAGATAAAGTAATGGGTGTACGTACAAGTAATCATCCAGGTCCATTTCAAATTTCAGATAAACTCGGTATCATTAAAGATAACGATACCAAGATCAGAATTGTAGTTTATAATTCAAAAGGCTTGTTTTATTTAATATAAATGTTGACATTCTTTATTATAGGTTTATAATGGGGGAATGTCCGAATATTGTGATACCTCATTGCTTTATCTCAAAAGTATCAATAAGAATGTTGCAAAAACTCTTATTGAAAAAAACCATTATACACACAAATGGTCTCTTTGTACTGTAGCTTATGGAGTTTATTATAAAGAGTATATTGAAAGCACATTCTTTGGTGGTTTTAACGAACGCCTAATAGGTGTATTAGTATATGGAAATGCCGTGGGTAGAAATGCAAGTACCAGCATATGTCCTCTACTTACTAATAACAATGTGTTGGAATTAACACGACTGTGGATTGCAGATGGTTATGGTAAAAATATAGAAAGCTATTGTATAGCTGAAAGTTTTAGATTATTAAACACAGATTATCCACAAATAAAATGTATTCTTAGTTACGCGGATAGTGAAGCTGGTCACGTTGGAACAATATATCAAGCAACTGGATTTGTATATCAAGGTGATAACTATGTGGATATTGCACTGATGCCTAACTATAGTGTTAGTTTAATTGGCCCCACTGAATATGATTGGATACATAGTAGAAGTGTATATGCACGTTGGAAAACACACAGTGTAGATAAACTAAAAGAACGTATTGGTAGAACATTTTGGCGCAAACGTGAAAGCGGTAAACATCGTTATATCAAGTTTATAAGCAACAAGATAGAAAATAAGAAACTGGTTAAATCTCTTAAACATAAAGTTCTACCTTATCCCAAAGATACTTCGTTCAAAGAAGAAGTGCAAGAAATCGTTGTAGAAAATACCAACGAATTTTTCGATTAGTGCAAGAAAAAACCCCAACTTTCGTTGGGGTTTTTGAGTTATTTTATTTCTACTAAGTATTATACGGTATCGAGATCACCGATAATAACTTTTCCATAGAACTCTGGGCGCACGACCTTCTTAGCGTAGCGGGTCATTACACCTCTACGTGGAGTGAAGTTCACTGGATCATAGACCAATGGAGTTTGGATTAGTGGGATATAAGGAGCATATACTGCGCCTGTTTCTAGGAAGTTATTTCCACGGAAACCAACCAATACGATATTATCGGTCATATATGGGTTCTTGTAAACTTGGAAGCGACTTGCGAAGCTACCAACACGTGCAACGCCCATTGCGAACTTAGCACTGTCACCATCGGTGTTTACTACATATCCTGGAATTGATTCCAAGATGGTTGCTACGTCTGGACTTACGACCAAGAAGTTAGCACCACCACGGAGGGTCAATTTTTGGATTGTGTTAGATACCTTTTGAATCTTGTTACCAAGAGTTTGGAACCAAGTGCTCTTAACGTAAGCTGTACGATTTGCAGAAGCATTTGCATTACGTGTGAATACTGCGTCACCAGTAGTTGCATTCAATCCCTTGCTGAATTCAACACCGATTTGGGCGGACCAAGCTTCGGTAGTTATACCTTGAACGGCACCGTTCAACATTTCTAGGATTTCTAGATCGATTTCCATAGATACGTATTCACTCAACAGAGCAGTCAATTCTGCTTCTGCATCAATAGAGTGATATGCGTTCAAGTCTTGCGCTAATTCTGGGGTCCAGACTGCCTTTAGTTTACGGGTCTTAGCAACGATTGGTTCGCTGTTTAGTACCAAGTTAACTTCTGGGATACTGATATCAGTGTCGATGCTTTGAGTAGCAACGTTAGCAGCTGTACCAGAACCTTCACCTGGTGTCTTACCAGCTTCAAAGTCACCACGTAGGTTGTCCGTAGGTTGTAGACTATAGATCAATTTAAGTCTTGGACCGGAGGCGGCGCCAGCGAATGTACTCTGTGAAGCGGATACGATGTATACAGTTTGATAGAATGGATTGCTCAAACTACCAGTATTGACCGCTTTGCTGTAAGTGTTCAACACCACACCGTTTTTAATGAGTGCGCCTGGATTGGTCGCACCTGAACCTGAGATCAAGTTGAATGAACGCACTGCATTCAAGTCAACGTTGTATAGATTTCCGTAACTTGATACAGGGGTATTATTATCATCGTGATTCAAGATTACTTTAAACAATTTCTTAGCTACCACGGAACCACTCAATTCAGCATCAAATTGTACGTCATTCCAAGAAGCGGTTTGAATTGTACCACCGTTATTGGTTGCTCCTGATGAATACGTGATTGTAATAGCGGAACTACTTACTGGACGAACTGAATATGCAAAAGCACCTTGGCCGTATAAACCACGTACTGCGCTATCAGTTGAACCCAATTTCTTGCCTGTACCACCAAACAAACTGTCGTTCAATTGCTTACCGGCGCGGGTAGTTACAGAACTACCGTTGTTCAAGTTGCGCAAATCTGAACCAGGAGCGTTAGTACCATACTTGAAGTCTAGATAGAAGATTAGACCAGATGGTAGATTCATTGGTTGAACGCTTACGAATTCCTTCGCAGCGATTTCAGCAAACACACGACGAACCAATGGAAGAGCTACGCCAGCCCATTGTTCTGAACTGGTAGATGTACCAGTTGTGGTTGCTTCGTCAAGCAATTGTTTTGCTTGATTTTCTAATAGGATTGACATATGTGCTTTTTCAACACCTTTGCAACCTTCTAGGAGGCCTGTCTTTTCCCATTTGCCTTGTAGTCCACGTGTTTCTGCCATTAATTTGGCCTGTGGATTCATATTGTTTGTCAATAGACTTTTAATATCCATACTCATATTTGTATCTTTCTTTATTTAATTACTGTTAGGTTTTTACTCGCAAACTAATTTTACTTCTTGATTCCTGCGAGTTTTTGGAATCTTGAAGTCATCTCGTCAGCGTGTGGTTCTACAATAGTAGATACTGGCTTAGTTGATGATACTTGTTTGCTTGCCAAACCTTCGGTGATAGTGTGAGCAGTTGTATTGGTTTTTTTCTTGACAACTGATGCACCGGAATTAAATGATTCGGCTAAAACTGTATATGCCAACTTGACTTCACGGATGTTTCTGGTCAAGTCGAAAGTGTTAATGATCTTAAGTTTTTGATCTTCGGTTAAACTCTTACCTTTGAACAACTTGTTGGTATAAAGCAACTTAGCATTCAATAGGTTGGTTTCAGATAGAACGCCCTTCATAAACTTAACAGTGCTTAGAGCTTCTGATAAATGTTTCTTAAGAGATTCGTTTTCTTCGTTGATAGCGACCAAAGCTTCTGCCATTTCTTCGGCGGAAACTTCGTCTGCATATCCTCCTTCAGAAGGAGATGGAACTTGTGCTGGAGCGGGAGCTGCAGGTACTTGATCTACAGGTGCTTGAGCATCAGGAGCAACAGGAGCTGGAGCTGGAGCTGGAGCTAGTGCAGAAGGATCTTCAGCTTCTAGTTCAGCAAGAAGTTCGTCTAGATTAATATCACCCATGTCTTCGCCCATTTCTTCACCTGTATCGGGTGTTTCAGAAGAACCTTGACTGTGCATTTCGTCAGATACTTCGCCTTCTAATTCAGCTAGAATTTCATCTAGTTCTTCACTAGTTACTTCATCGCCTTCTTCAGATGAAGCTTCTTCTTCAAGTTTAACATCAAATTCTTGTTTACCGTTTGAAGATGTAGACTTGAGTGTAGATGGATTTGCTGGCTTAGAAGTCTTAGCTGTTAAACCATCATTTTTACCAATGTTAGAAGATGCAAGCTTTTCTTCAATCTTACCTTCTTCTTCTTCGGTTGATTCTTCTGCCATTTCTTCTTTGAGTTTGTCCGCAAACATTTCTTTCATACTGTTTGCAAAACTTTCTTCAAGGAAGGTTTTTGCATTTGCCAATGCTGTTTCACGAACAGCCTTTGCATCCGCAATACTTTCTTTTAATAGATCGCTCATAATTATATTTCTGCCTTTCTTATTGTTATTTGTTTATGAAGCTATTGAAGAACTCCAAAGAAGATAAATCGCTGTCACATCAAAGAATGATGTATTTGAATAATAAATATAATTAAAAACGTAAATATATCAAAATATTTTATATTTATTGATATATGCCAGCACAAAGTGAAAAGCAAGCGAGACTATTCAGATTAGTACGAGCCTTACAAAAAGGAAAAATTAAACCTGGAAAAGTATCTTCAACAGTACGTACAATGGCTAGTACTATAAAACCAAGTAGCGTTAAAGATTTTACCAAACTAAAAGAAATATTGAAAAGTCTCAAAGAGTCTGAGTATTCACTGAGTGATTTTGACATTATCAAAGGAAAATCTTTTAATCAAGTGTTGAAAGAAAACGAAGGAGTTCCATTTGTCAAAAAAGAAATGTTGATATTTCAAAATAAGCAAAATGGATTTAGCGGATTTGGCAAAACCAATTTTATTCCAAATGCGCCGGAAAACACACAGATACAAACCGAAATATTCAGTAACGGTAGTACAAAAAAGTATGTGTTTAAAAAATTAATAGATCAAAAAAATGAAAATTTAATTGTTTATGCTTGTTTTGTACAAAGAACCTATCCTGATCGACCAGAAAAAGAAATATTTAGTATGTTGAGTACCGGTGTAGATAAAAACAAAGATAGTGAACAAACAAGTTCGTTAGCAGACTTTATAGATAGAATTAACTCTTATGGCCTATAATTTTAATCCCAATTTTTCTAAACATATGAATTCTAAAAAAGATAATTATAAGTTCATAAAAAGAACTGGCGAAGAAAACGCTTATTCAAATCCCGATGTACGTGAAATGAATAATAGTTATAACAAGTACAAATCGCCAAAATTAATTAACTTTATAAATAATGATAATTTTGAAGAAGAAAAAATGTACAAACTTGAAGATATAGATAATCCAAATGGATGGAATTTTATGGAGATAGATTTGTTAGGCGAAATGGATTTTCGTATAGATGACGAGTACAGAATGTTCTCTGAAGTAGAAGTTCCCTCTTTAGATATGGTTAATGAAAAGAGAAAAACCTTCGTCTATAAAACAGACGAAGGTTATGTATTAGAATCAAATAGAAAATATGTTTTTGAATCGTTTATCTCGATGTTGGAATTTATCGATTCTATACCGATGCGTTAGTACTAACATTGGTTGTTTGTGGATTTTCATTCATTGAATCTGCGATCTCAAAATAACGTTCCAATCTCATACCAACTTGTTCATACAACATTTCAAGTTGTTGTTCAATAGCTTTCATCTTTTGTGCTTCTTCGTACATCTTAGCGGCATCACGTTTGATTTCTTTCATATCACGTTCCACCATTTTAGCTTCCATCCATTCGTTACATTCTTTAATAGCATATCGTTCTGCTAAATTAACAGCTTCCATAATTTTTTGTGCTGTTTCATAGACACTATCAGCTTTTAATCCTTTACGATATTCGTTGTAAGATTTAATAACCCCGACCATTTTTGATTTTTCTTCTTTGGTCAAAGCGACATAAGTCGATTCCGTAGAGTTTTCCAGTAAATGTTTTAATTTCATACTTTATAAATATTATAGTTCTGATAGAATGTTGTGAATAATTCTTTCAACATTACTATATGGGTTAATTATTATTTTTTGTTCAACGCTTTCATTGATTTTTCCCTGTGGATACATAAAAGCTCCTTGTGTACTTGGATTGCTTACGAAATCAAACGCAATTAAATCAAAATCGTCTTGTACAACATCTGCATTTTCACGCATATCTTTTTTAACACTTCCTAATCCGCGACTACTAATACCCAAAAGAATACCTGATTGTAGCAAGTCTCTTAAAATGTTACCGCTAGGCGTAGGAAGAATTTCAACTGTACCAACTAAATCTTTACTTTCCCACCCCATATCTACGATATTATGACTTACATTTTTTAAGTTAACAACAGATGATTCTGGGTGATCTAATTCACCCATAGCACGACGTTGTTTAACGAAATTTTGCATATATTTCTCAGCTTCTCTCTTCAACACATCTACTGGATACACACGGCCGTTTTGGTTTTTTGCGTCGGCACGTTGTAATACGCCGGTTACGTATAATTTTCCATCTTTAAGAGATTCATTTAAAGATGTTTTTTTAAATTCAAATGGTAAAATATCTATCAGTACTTGTTTCATATATATTAAGCTTTAGGTTGTGTTGTTCCCGTTTGTGCGTTTTGATCTTGAGTAGTCGCATCCTCTTTATCAGCGGTTATTTTGTTTGATGGAACAACATTTTGTTGACTGTTTGGTTCAACTAATGCTTTTGATTTAGCAACTTGATATTGATCCTTTGGCTTCAAATTATCAGCATTGCCTAAAATTTTAAGTTTAAATCCTGGTTTAACAAAGAATTTAGCCACCTTTTGTTTATTTTCCTCTCGTCCAATAATTATGATGACATATCTATCATAATAATAATCAATCGCAACGCCTGTTACATTGATTGTATAATCTGTTTCAGGCTGTTTGTATCCTTTACTAGCTCTAACCACAATCTTCTTACCCAAAATTTTATCCTGTATTGACTTTTGAAGATTATTCTTTAATGCTTCAGTCGAACTTTTTAATTTTGTATCAAATGCTGTAAAGTCAGGAAGAACATCGTATGTTTTTAAATCTACTGACGGCGCCGCAGCGGGTTGTTTAGGTTGAGCAGGTTGAGCAGGTTGAGCAGGTTGAGCAGGTTGAACAGGTTGTGGGGCAGCAACTGGTTTATCTTCTTGTTCGTATTTAAGAGTATCAAATCTCTCATACATAGGTAAAGCACCTTGTTTATATCCAATTAAATTGGGATCCATATCAGGATCATTGTGTTGAACCAAACCATTTTCGTCAGTATATGTATCGCCTAATTCAATTGATTGTGCTGGTGTTGCGTAAGCCGGACCACTATACATTTGATTTTCCAACTTATATCCATTACTTCTTTTGATAGCTTTAGCTAACTTATATCCCAATTGTGTCGCTGCTCTAATGTTTCCTGGTCCACGGCGGCTAAATGCAAATGGTGTTCTAGCAGCATCGCCTCCAACTGAAACAGGACCAGACGCGACCGCACCTGTACCTGTTGTACTAGCTTCATTTTTAACCTTTAACTTGGTTAAAATTCGTTTAATCTTTTCTTTAAGATTTTGTTTCATTTTTGACATCAATCTTTTTAATTTCTTCTACTAATTCATACGCATTCAATAAAGATGTCAATTGATTTTCTTTAATTATACCGGCACAAGATTTAGTAGAAAATTGACTAATAACTTCATTTATTTTAATTTTAACTACGTCAGATGTAACATTTTTTACTTGGTCTTTTAATACCAAGCTGATTCTTTTGTATTCTTCATTGACATATTTTGTAAATTTACTGGAATTTGAAACATTGGTAATATATTCCTTCAATAGTTTCTTTTGATCTGGCAATAAATCGTTGTATTTACTATTGAAATTTTCAATTAAAAACTTGTATGCTAACAATCTAACGTCTGCAGTTTGACTTCCATAAACATCCAACGATTCTTGATCCGACTTCTTTTCTTTTGTCAAATTTTCAACGATGTACTCTCTGGATTCTATTAACTCAGTAACTTCAAACTTAACCCCACTTTTATCTTGGTCTTCAAATAATTTATAAATGGAAGCATATAACTTATAATTTGGGATTTTGTTCTTTAAAAAATCATCAATGTTATATTTTTCTTTAATTTCTTTGATGATACTATACTTTTGTTTATTTAATTCACGTTCGTCAAGTTTAGATCGTGTTTGTAATACAACACCCAAAAGTCGTTCGGCCGAAGATACATCTTTACTTTTTTGTTGTAAAATAAAATTATAAAGCTGCACCTCTTTTCCAAGTTCTTTACTTTCGTGGAAGTACTTGAACATTAAATTTTTAGTAAATGATTCATCTTTTCCCGCTAGAATGTCTGATGTAATTTGTCGAGTGAGTAGTTCAAACAATATTCCAGCATTCTTGAATTTTGAATGTTTTGCTTTCTTGTGCATATTATTTATTATTATTTATAAATATAATCAATGTGGTTAAATATATAGGAATTATACTATTCTTTTATATTTTGTTCGTCCATGAAAGAATTTTTGTTTCCTTCCATCAAACTTTCTTTTTCTTGATCCAACGTTTTTAACAAATCTGTCAGCCCCTTAATAGACTCCACAGACAATGGCGATCCATTTTTATATTTGTGCGATACTGATAAATCACTGCGTCTATTGTTTTCTAATGTGCCTAGTGGATCTTCCCCAAAAGGATATTTACTGGCATCTTTTCTACCAGTTTGATCACGTTTTTCTGATAACTTTGGGGGAGTTGATGGTTCACCACCAGCTTCAGCGCCGGTATCTTTACCACTATCATCTCCTCCTTCAGGAGCAGTGTCAGTCCCAGGCTCACTACCACCTGGTTCAGCTCCGCCACCACCGCCGCTTTCACCCTCCTTATCTTTTTTATTTAAAAAGGATAGAGCTGGATCATTGCCTTCTTCTTCAATCTGCTTAAATCTATAATTTCCTTTAGCGTCGTCGATTAGTTGTTTTTGCAGAGTTATCATATCATGATCTGATAAACCAAAGATATTTTCATAAATCCATTTCTTAGAAAATACTTTTTGTTCTTGCATATCTTTGCAAAGTTCCACTTTGCTCTTATATACATCGATTTTTTCTTTTTCAAATATAGTGGACGGATTAGTTAATTCCAGTGTAAAATCTACTAATGATTCGTCTCTATATCCTTGGCTATATAAATGAATAACCGCAATTTTATTCAATTCACTAACCATAATACGTTGTATACGTTCTACTGTTCTAGCAAATCTTATGTCTTCAGCTGCTAATGTAGCTTTACCACTCAATGATTCATCATATCCCAAAAATGCTTTGGGTATCTTAAGTGCTGCCATCATTTTATTACGAAGATACTCAATGTCATCGGTACCAGTCCACTCTAATCCAGATAAATTTTCAATACTGGTTCCACTATCACTACCACGAACAGGCAAGAAAAAGTCCTCTACCATGTTTTGTAGATTGAATCTTAAATTATAATCTCCGGTTTCTTGATCCAAATATGGTACCTTTTTCATTTGGTCCATAATACGTTGCATATGATTGTCAACTTCATTTGGTGGAATATTACCAATATCAACTTTGAAAATGCGTTTTTCAGGCGCACGCATAATACGATGAATTAACATTGCGTCTTCCATCAAACTCAATTGTTTCCAAACACGTCGGGCGCCTTCTAAAGTACTTTTTCCATATGGGAGAAAGTTACTATCGCTCAATAATCTAAAATGAGCAATTTGATAGTTCTCCAAATCCTCCATCTTGTTTCCATATGGCAAATTGACTTGAAATTTAACAAAGTTTTTATTGGTCAAATGTGCATTTTCTACACGTGTTACATAATATGTACTCAATGGTTCTACCAAATAAACACCATATTCAGGGCTAATATGAAGTCGTAGATAAAAATCACCATATTTAACCATACACCGTGACCAACTCCATAAATTAAACTCTATGTTCAAAATATCATAGAATAGATTGTGCAAAATGTTTTTAATTTCATCGTTGGAAGATTTGATATGAATTACTTCACCCATTTCATTTCGGGTTGTACATTCATCTGCATAAATGTCCAACGCAGATGATAGAATTGGATCCATATCCATTGTATCATAATCACGAAATAGTTCTACACGACTGCTTTGATATGATAAATTAAAATCTCTAGTATATTGATTATACGAAGTAGTACGTAATCTATTAAACCTGTCTCTTAAACTATTACGATCTGTAGCGTACTGAATTTCATCAGTATCAATAACTTTTAGTTTTTTACCACCAATGTTGCGAACGATCACGTCGTTTGAAAACAAACGCTTCAAACGAGCGAATAAAGACCGACTCCGTAATTCTTGAAAAGATTTATCTGACATATGATTTATCTATAATATATAAGTATTTACATCAACCAAGTTAAACTTTCTTTTTTGTCATTTACCGTGAAATCCATAGTTTTATGATGATCTGGTACCGCGCTTACTTGTTTCGGAATTGAAATTTGACTTGAGACTTTTGATATTTTTGAAATGATTGCACGGTTATAAGCTATTTGTTCATTTCTAAGCTTCAACGCTGTTTCACGTATCCACAATCCAATTCCAATTGCCATAACTAAATCGTCATTATAACCCCTCATCGCTTCTGCTTTGGGTCCGTTCCAAACGAACACATTCAGTTCTTCATATAATCTTTTAGACTTCATAATCACTTGTTTTTGTCTAAAAAATAACTCCAAATTACTTACGATTAAAGGTCTATTTTTACTAGTTGTTGTAAATCCAGGAATTAACTTTTTATCAGCTGTATTTAATTTATTAGAATATGTTTTTTCTACATCAATCACCGTCAAATCAGTTGCGCTATAAAACGTATTTTGATAGTCTCGGTCAATAATTTGTTGTAATGTAGCCCACCCTATAGTGTTATTTTCTACCACCAATAAAGCATTGTTATATTCAGTAGCAACACTAACCAATAAGTTTCCATAATCTTTTGTAGTTAACTGACCTTTATATTCAGCTACTTGTTCCAATGTTTCTATATCTATAACGTGGAATGCACTAAAATCACCACCGTCTCCTCTAGCACAGTCAGCTGTCAATATGTAGTTTTTACTATAATTAGGATAATCCCAGATCCATAGGTCTTGATTGTTACCTCGCTTTTCAACAGGATCTTTTAGATGTGTTTGTTTGTAAAACTCAAGAATATCTACACTTACAACTTGATTACCAGATGTACTAAAGTCGCAATCACATTCTTGTGCTGCACCTTTTACTCCTGACAACTCAGTTTGTTTATCTCTCCACGTTTGATCTCTTTCTGGGTGTAAATGCCAAGGTAATCTAATTGTTTTAAAATTATTCTTGCCTTCTTCAGATTCAACCCAAATTTTATGGAAGAAATTGCCAACACCGTTTGGCGTACTTAGTATAATAGCTCTACCACCAGTAGACAGTGTATATTGAGAAGACAGCCAAATTTCTTCAATACCATCGATAAATGCGGCTTCGTCGATAATTAGTAAAGATAGTGCTGATGAACGACCTGCTGTGCCGGCGGATGAAACTGCTTTGATTTGTGAACCATTTTTTAATCGTAATGACAATCTATTATCTTCTACACAAGGAACTTTTAACCAACTTGGAAGGTTATCGTTTGCAAATCTTACCTTAGTGACAATTTCTTTCGCTGTTTCTTGCGTAATACTAATACAAAGAATGTTCTTATCATTATGAAATGTCATTAACCACAAACTATAAGCGGCTGTAAGGGTACTGATACCCATCTGACGACTCTTAAGAACAATGTTTAATTGATTATCAACAAAGTTTTGTAAAGCATCTTCTTGAAATGGATATAGTTCAAATGCAACCGTGCCTCTAATAGGATGTTGAATCTTAACATACTTCTTCATAAAGTATATAGGATCCTCTATACACTTCTTATACTCTTGTTTTATTATTTCTCTGAGATTTGGCTGACTCATATTTTTCTTCGTATTCTTTTATCTTAGGGGTCAGTTCATCTAATCGTATATCAATAACCCCTATATCTTTAATTAAATCTTCAAATATTTTATTGTAATCTATATTGCCATCCCATTTTTCAAATGATCCATCTTCTTCAAGAAATGTAACATCTTTATCTTTATTTTCTTCACAGAACTTTTTACTTTCTTCAAACTTTTTCTTATAATCTTCTAAAATACTACGTTCATTTTTTAAATCCTGCAGTTCATTATAGACATCAAACATACCCATCAATTTTAACTCAGTTTGAAAATTAATAAAACAGTCGTAACAATATCCAGTTTTAGGCCAAACTCGGTCGTCCAAATAATTGCCCCATCGAACATCCATATTACACGTTTTACAACGTTTTTCATTAATAATCGTGGCACGTTTTGAAACTCTGCGTTTACTATTATTCTTCCAAACCCATTTGTGTCCTTGACTATCCTCCCATTCTTCACCTTCTTTGCGTTTATTGTTCTCCAAATTGGCATCGTAGCCAACTTGTACGAATGGACGATTGCCTTCTAGGTAATCTTTAACGATGCCTAGATTACTTTTACCTGATGCTTTCTTCATAACAAATACGTATTTAATTTATTTCTTAAACTTACTTCCAAGACCTTTTATAATAAAACTTCCTGTAATTTTAAATGGATCACTGTAAATACTTGAATCTCTCACAACTATACCTTCGTGTTTTTCTAAATCGCCAATTTCACTGGTAGCATTTTTTAATATTTCGTCTCCCAATTTAATTGTGGTTAAATAAACAATAGTATCATTAACTATTTTATTTACATCTTGACCGGCAAAATCTTGACTGATATTTTTACTATCAACCGATTTTAAAAATTGTTCACGGGTAATCAGTGGCGTTTTAAACTGTAATCCTTTTAACCAGTCTTTCAAAGACTTAGTTACAGCTTCACCTGTGGGATACAACGTAACTGATTGCGTCAAAACACTCGCTAGGTTTGGTTTTGATTTGAAAGTAGTATCAACACTACCCAATACCTTAAAACCACTCTTCATAGCAACCACATTTAATTTGTTTATATAAGATTGCATAGCTGTTTTATCATACGGTATTTCAACAGCTTCTCTTGATTTAACACTTCCATCTTTACCAAAAGTTTTTGGCTTAATTTCTTTTAACCCGTGAATAGCTAAAAAGTTTCCAATTTCTCCATATCCAAGTACATTTGTTTGACCCTCTACATATTCAATGTTGAATAGTATATTAGGATTATCTAATAAACCCAATGTCTTTAACTCAGTTTGTGTAGATGAAATTGCTGCGTCGAATATATTAATAACTTTAGCCCCTATATTGACAAATCCATGACCAGCTCCAAATCTTGTTTGTAAGTCCTCAGGTCGCATTCCTTTAATATCAAGCGGTTTTGCTGATCCACGATCCATTACAAATTGACCGTTTACCATACGAATACTTGCATTAACACCGTCAATCTTTACACTGCCAGCTCCTTGTTTTAAAGATTTAACTGATTTTGCAAATACATCTACCAATTTAGCGCCTGTATCGGCAAAATCAAATGGGTGTGCCATATGTCCACCAACACCGCCTTCACTAATTACTTCGTTTAATATATTATTTAGTCTTATCATATGGTTTTAAAAATGTTTTATCAAATACAGGAATTGCTTTTTTGTAAGAACTCTTTGTTTCATCAAGAGCATTATCTGTAAATTGCCAATTCCAAAATAATTCATTTGGCGTTTTGAATCCAAAAAATTGTAATACTTCTTTTTGTGTTTGAGTAACATCTTTTCCATTCCAATTTTGACCAGTAGCAATAAATCCTGAATCTATATCTTTTACTATATTACTTTCACCCAAAGTAGAATGTCTGTTCTCAATCCACGTCAATCTCTCAATTAATTTCTGATAAAAACCGTTGGCTTGTCCCCATCTCACACTAGCAAAAAATAAAACGACATCACTTTCAAATAATTCTTTACTTATTTTCCATAATTCATCACTTTTATTATTTATACTAGCCCAGCAACGATGATCACCTGTAGGATTTTTCTCTTTATCTTTTAATGAAGAATCTTTTGTTCCACAATGATTTCCCCATTTAGATGATACGTTACCCTCACACGGAAATATGTTTAACTTGGTTGTATCAATCAAAGTTACTTTTTCTTTACCAAGTAATTCTTGTATTTTAAATGCAAGTTGTGTACTTTTAGCAATATCATCTTTATGTCCACTCCATCTATTACTAGTAGTTAATAATAGTACTTTGTTTTTGGTACGTAAATAATCTATTGTTTTTTTGTATTTACGAGCATAAAGATCCATATCTTGCTCGCTCTGAGGAAGTTTGGCTTCTAATAATAAATCGGTTAAACTGATCATTTTGCTAATTGGTCTAGTTTAGATTGCATAGTCATACCACGTATAACTTCAGGCGTACCACCATTATCTCTATTAAAATAACGCTTATAATTACTTAATGCTACATCCAATTTAGCTTTATCAATAGTCCCTTCAGATAACATTTTTTTTACCATTTCCAAATTATTAACCACTAATACATTGGTATCAGTGATAACTCTGTCGATTAATATTAATAGGGATGGATCAATTGATTCTTTAACTTGTGGTTTGGTTAAATCTTCAATGATTTTAGTCAGTCGTATCATAATATATAAATATACCCATCAAATAAAAAACCCCGCTTATTTCTAAGCGGGGTTCGTTATTATATTTACTTTAGATTAGGAACTAAAACTAGCACCTGTTGGTAGAATGTTGAAATCAAGAATAATGAATTCAGCAGTTCTAGTTGGTTGGATGAAGATTTGTCCGTAAAGAACATTACGATCAATCAAGTCAGGAGTATTGTTTTCATCGTCCATTTTGACTTGGAATGCGTAGATACCGTTACGTTGTTGTACTGATTCCAAGTATGGAGTTACAATACTCAAGAAACGATTTCTTGTAGAAGCAACGTTTTGTTCGAATACCAAGTAGTTGCTTGAACTTGCGATAAACTTCTTCAAGTTGATCAACAAACGACGTACATTGATACGATCCAAAGCGCTTGGGGCGATTTGTAGAGTCTTTTGACCCCATACACAGATACCTTGACCGGGGAATGCTGCGATTGGATTTACACGACCTTCGTACAACGTATCACGTTCACCGTGGGTTACACGATCAAGTACTTGTACAGCGGTTGCAATACCACCACGGTTTAGACCTGCTGGAGCGTACCATTCAGCAGCGGAGTTATCGTTAGCAGCGTAAACTGCTGGTAATACCACTGAAGGAGGAACATTGATAATCTTGTTGGTGTTAGTATCTAGGATCTTAACCCAAGGATAATAAGTACCTACATAATTACTGTCGATTGTGGCTACACTGTTGATAGCTGCATCAATCAATCCTACGGTTTGATTGCTTGCTGGGAACACTACGTTATCCATAATGTAGAAACAATCTTGACGAGTTTCACACATATCGATAACCAATTCAGTTACATAACTGTGTTGTTCACGGAATATACCTGGGGTTACAATCAAGTTGATATCAAATTCATCTGGATTACCGATTGCAGCAATAGATTGCTTATAAGCGATACTACCAGGACTATTGATATTTGTACAATCTAAACCTTGTGTATTACCAGCTGTAATATTACCACCCACATTGATTGGAATTGCTGGCCATTGACCTTCAAATCCGCCTTGGAATCCAAGTACGAACTTACGTAGTCTGACATATGTAGATTCATTTACAGCGTCGTAAACACTTGGAATACTACCACTCAATGTTGGAGATAGTAATGATCCTGTACTCACGTATGTACCCTGAGCATAGAATTTACTATTTGTTGTACCCCATACCTTATCTTCTAAATCGAAGTCGATATTTGCACCATTACTATCAGTTGATCCATAGTATGGCAATGGCTTGAAGTATTGCTTAGTGTTATTTTCTACACCTACACCAAATGAAGATGTTGGATATAGAGCTTGAATTTCAGTGTCAGTACCTGGTACACTACCAAATACTGTACCTGATGGATACTTACCAGGCCCTAGACCGTAGATACTTGCCTTACTGTATTGTATAGCAGGTACATAACTACTTGCAGTACTATCAATAGGTGTACTATATGATTCAAATCCGTATGGTACGCAACTTACTGGGTAAGAAACGTCACTGGCTTCAATTCTGATATACTTACTTAATGTGGTAAAATCACCGAATTGAATTATTTTACCAGCATAAGTGATATATGCATATCTGTTACCAATTCTACGAGCAACATAGTTTGCGGATTCTGGATCCAAATTCAAGTTTTGATAGATTTCCAAATACTTTGGCTTCTTATCAGTATCACTATAAGCACGTACTGATAGTGTGAAACTACCCCATTCACTGCCTGGGACAGTACCAGACAACTTAACGTTGCTGATTTCAATCTTGAACTTAGTGTTACTTGGTGTGCCATCGCTCAAAGTGTGAACTTTGAACAACTTGAACTTAGTTGGTGAAGCGGCTACATCAGCACTACCTTTGAATGGAGCAATCTTTTGACTGTAGATCCAAGGGGTAGAAGCATTGGTGATGCTAAATTGACTATCGCCGTTATTCAAATCAGTACTATATTGATCGACAAACTTTAGAGGTTCGCCAACAATTGAACTTCCTGATAGATTGCTTGTGCCTACTTGTAGTTTCCATCCATAAGCACTTGTCTTTTCAGCTACGAACTTCTTGATGCTATCTTCGAATAGAACGTAGTTGTAAGCAGCTTCAACTTTTTGACCAGCCACTTGTTTATTAGGATTGCCAACGGTTGGATCCATACCAAATACGTCTTTGATATAGTTATTATCGTTTTCATTTAAACTGAAGTCGTAGTAACCATATGTACCAGCACTTGTGCCACCAGCTGTATTTGTATAACTATACTTTAATGCCAAGTTGTAAACATTTGCATTAGGGTCGATTACATTCTTATATGGGAATGTACTACTTGTCAATTGGCTCAATGTTGAGGTATTGAATCCGTATACTTCATAATCATTGCTAAATTGTGTAGAAGCATTTTGGGTATTTGCTAATACTGACAAGATCAACTTTTGACGACCTGTTAGTACTGGATTACATTGATCTGGGCTTGCATTGTCTTGACTTGTAAATGCGCCACTATACTTACCGAAGTCACCACTTATCACACCTATTACTTGTAGACCGGCTACACAACTTCCAACACCACGTAGTGAATGGAAACTACCACTTTGTAGTGTTAGTGTTGTGCCTGCTTCTACATTGAAGTTTGATAAATTGTAAGCGATATTACCATTGAAGTAAGATGAACTTACTAGATCAACGGTTGTTGTACTTTCATCAAATGCTGTGGCCACGGATGTTTCGGCATCTATATTTGCGCCTTGTAAACTTGATGTCAACAAGAAGAATTTAGTACCAACTGGCTTTGCATTACCATTTGCTAGAGTAGCGGTACTAAATTTACGTACTAATAACCCAGAAGAAACTGTACCGATATCAACTGTTTTATTAGCGTACAAGATACTACCACTTAACTTACCTACACCGTCAGCGTCATCTGCAGTTACACCACTTGTTACAGCTGCGGATCCGAATTTTACATTCAACGATCCACTGATTGTCATCGTCGAAATATCAATGCGTTGTACCAATTGAATTGAAGAACTCAATCCAGCACCACTCAAACTCGCAGTTGTAAATGATAATGATGAATTTGCACCGTAGTTAGCAAAAACCAAACCAAATGTATTTGGAGCAGTAAATGATGCGGTTAAGTAATTATTGTTTGAACTATCAAATGTTAGTTTGAACTTACTTGAACCACCACCTCCGACAGTAACACTACCACTTATACGCGATTTATCAAAATCAAATGCGGCCAAAGAATGATCTACTGAAGATCCCGCTTTTGCAACTTTACCGTTTCTGGCAACAACAGAGCTGCTAAACAATTCATAATGTCTTGTGGAAACAACTTTGTATACTTTACCCAAACTGGATGAAGTTGCCAAAGAAGCTGAAAGTGCATTGATTCCAGTAACACTTCCGACTGTAGCTAAATATGATGAAATTTCAGCAGTTGTTGCTCTCGTAAATGTAGCTGATCCTGTTATACCACTGCCTACTGAACCCTTAATTTCAGCCGAACCAGTGATGTTAACAGCGGTACTAGTTTGTTGATAATTAACGTTTGATACATAGTCAGTAGTATCAATATACATAAATGAAGCTGTTGTGATAGCTCCTTTATCAGCGTTTCTGTCCCAGATACCTGGTTGGGCATATACAATCAATGGATTCTTTTGCCAGTAACCGGTTAGACCACCTACACGAACAATAGTAACTATACCTTGTTGTAGTAGATATTCTTTCGCTGTGTATGGTCCATAATACACACCATCAGCGACACCGAATCTTGTTTCCAAGTCGGATACGCTGGTTATTGTATTTGGAAAAAACGCTGGTCCGTCAGCGAATGGAGCAATAATTGCTCCTCCAATGTTTGCTACTCCTTGAGCCAGACCGGAGAGGTCATTTTCACGTGTGAATACACCTGGGCTTACTATATTTTGTGTTGGGGCGAATCTTCCGCCTTCTGTTATTGGCATAATATTAATATCCTTTCGAAGTTATATTTAATTTATAAATATAACTGAAAAATCCAAGAACTAACTATTTATTATATCTTTAAATTTTTTGTTCTATTAATAATTGATCGATAACATCAATAACCATCTTTGGGGTTATTTCTTTGGTACATTCAAATTCTTCTTTTTTATCTGATTTTGGACACCATTTCCAATTTCCCTTATCAAATAAAGAATCATTCCAACATCCTGTACATACTGAGTGATTTTGCACTCTATATGGAGTTTCAAATTCAGCATATGGATAAGAAAACCCACTAATAAGTACAACTGGCTTTTTAACTGCCCAAGCTAACCAAGATAAGCCAGATGGTAAACCAATAAAGAATTCGCTGTGGTGTATCTGATTCATACGATCCACAAGTGGTTTATCTCCTGTATAATCTAACGCATTTGATGGCATATTGTTGACACAATCCCGGCCATTACCAAATACTTTATGTTTATCGATACAAATTACTTCAAAATCTTTGGATTTAAGATACTCGATTACTTTTTCCCATCCGCCTTTATTATTCCAATATTTGGCTTGACAGGTACTTTGTGTTGCGATAGTAACATATCTTTTCTTTAGTGGTCGTTCTTTGATTTTAAAATCAATCAAAGGCGACTCTGGTTCATATGGCAATCCCAAATAATCACTTGCTATTTTTTGCAGTGGTTGTTTTCTAGGATCAGATTTACATCTATCATTGTTTGCTCCATTTTCGTCAACATAATATCCCAATTTGTAAGTAGCGAATACATCCGATACAAATTTGTTATTGTCAATAAACTTAATTTTAGGATATTTTTTCTCAAAAATATTTTTTAAAGGCAATTTTACGTAAAGATCGCATTCGTGTTTCTTTCTGAATTGTTCTATGATAGGCATCCAAGCTAATTGATCGCCTAAAGAAAAACTTTCATATTCAATCAATACCTTTTTATTCTTTAAATTAAATTTATAAGTTTCTACCAATTCATTTGTCTTATTATCTTTAATATGAATTTCATAAGGAATGTAATATGTAAAATTACAACTTCCCCACCAATTATGTTTTAAATCAGTTTCGTACTTAATCGTGTCGTCGTCACTATTATAGAATGTGACGTGGAAACTTTGATCTGTATCCAATGGATTGTCTACTTCTATCTTAGCTGCGTCATTGAACGTATATTTAAATATAGCTTTTGTTTTAATACTTTGTTCATTCTTTTTTATATTTTCATAAACATTAATATGACGAATGGCGAATAATCTTTCGGTATAGTGATCATATAAATCAATTAATTGATGCACGCGATTGAAGTAAGAATTTTCGTTTGCGGATTGAAGTGCTTTATTTTTATACGTGTCATAATCACTAGTTATCGTTTGTACAGCAGACTTGATTTGTTCTACATTGCGATCAACTACAATCATACCGTTATATGATTTTTCTTCAAATGTACCTACTACAGGTAAACCACAACTCATTGCTTCTAACAAAGTTAAATTGGGATGTCCGGCTTCTAATTCAGATGGGTGTAAAAATATAGAATGATCATTGTATAAATTAATTAATTGTTCCTCCGTTAAATCAAATAGCTTGGTTAATTTATCGTAATTATTTAATTCAGAATCTAAATGATCAAAGAACTTTTTATTATTTGATGGACCAGCAATTGTAATTGGATATCCTAATTCTTTAGCAACTTTAATTGCGTATACAAATCCCTTTCTGTCATAAGATTGATTATTCGCATAACCATTATTTGCAACGCATAACAATTTATTTACATCGTTTTTATTATTTTTGCACACGAATACATCTGTGTTAACCGCGTGAGAAAAGTAACGTAATTTCTTACTGCCAAAATAATCAACCAAATATTTGGCTGGACATGTTGATAGTACACTGTTCTCAATAGCTTGAAGGTTTTCTTTATATACATCTGACTCTTTACCATATAAATAAGAATGGTGATCGTGTAAACTAAAGATATACGGTATACCACGTTTATGACATTCGTTCGCAAGATTTGCTACGTGGACGTGTACAATTGTGTCATCCGCATAATGAATTTCATTCAAATATTTTATTTGACAATCCAATCCTTTATTATTTAGAAGCTGGTAGTAATCCCAAATAATTTTTTCAACCGCTCCCCATCCATTGGGTGGAATAGGCAATAAACCCAGATTAACTTGTATAATTTTCATTGTGTAATATCAATAGAACCGTTAATATCTATATCCTCAAGTCGTCTAAAAGATTTTTTATAACTCCTCAACAAAATTTTATTTTGATCATATAGATTGTTTTCGATTTCGTAAAAGTTATCATTTTCAAAATCATTTGCTAAATAGAAGCAAACTTTATCTGATACATTGTATGTATGATAATTCTCCATTGTTCCGTTCTTTTTTATTATTATCTCATTTATTCTATCATCTACTTTATTATTAATATAAGTTAAAACGCCAAACTTATTTATATTCTTCATTCTCAGTACAGATAGATATTCTACCATCGAGAATAAATTATTCTTACTATTACTTAAATAAGTTTCTTCGTTGTTTGTATAATCTATGTGTAAATCATTTTTATAAGAAATTAGTTTGTTATAATAAAATTGTTCTAATCCATTTGAAATATTCTTTTTAGTAACAAAATCCATATAATCATCCGGCGTATAATATTTGAATTTTTCCAAAAAGAATTGAGTATTAATTCCATGGAACACTGTCTTAAATGTATCTCCCTCTAATGCTTTATCATAAAAAAAGAATGCTTTTTTATTAATCAGGATATCATCAACGTCATATAACTTTGAAAAATCTAAATCTGAAATAATCATATCATAATTAAAGCAAATTGCATTTTTATATCCAATTTTATTTGCTAGAGATATACCGTTATAATAGTTTATTAATACAGCGAGTCCATGATAGTTGTCACAATCCGATGGTGGAAAGTATAAACTAATTTTAGTGTTATTTAAATCGTATGTCCACCTATTATAGAAGTTGTGTTTTAAAATAGGATTATTTGCATCATAAACATAGTGATCAGCTGCTTTTTGTAAATTCACACTAGCTGGATAATGTGATGACAATAATACTTTATACCCAGCTTTTTTAGCTTGATTAATTGATTCTAGTGTCGTATCTTCAACAGCTTTAAAATTTGGATGCGTTGATATAATAACTACTGTATCTTTACTTGATGTTTTGTTAGAAATTAAATTAACCACTTCCAAATCTGAATTCATCCCCAATTTATTTTTTATAAGTTTTACATTGCGGTTAAAATTGGTTTCATCCAAATACTTTATATTTTCAAACACATTATATCGGTTGAGATAAACAGGCAAATTATATAATAGCGATGGTATATTATAAGAGATAGCTTCTTTAATTACAATTGGAGCTGTTTCTTTATCGGTAGCGTGTCCTCTACTAGTGAATAAAAACAAATCCATACAACTATAGAAGTTCTCTACATCTTTTCTTTCACCCCAGACTTTTACGTTGGATGGTAAATTTTCTAATATAGGCTGCCAATATGTTTTAAAGTTGTCGGCCATATTACCCAAACAATGAAATTGAACGTTTTCATTTTCCATTGCTCGAGCGTATTCTACAAATTCTTTTTGATTTTTCCGTGGCGTAAATAATCCGACATGCAATACATGTTTTTTAGTTTCATCCAATCCCAAAAAGTTTAGTCCCTCCGTTCTATTTTTTCTACGTTTAACTGCAATTGGATACTCAATAACCGCCGTGTTTACATTTAACGATTCAAGATTTTGTTTTTGATAATTACTTACAAAAGTAAACTGATCTGGAAAAACTCTTTTTTTCTTAGGATCAAAGCTGCTATCGTGTGATGTTTCAACGATCAGATATTCTCTATCTTTATTATACAATTTAGTCGCTAAATTAACATCCATAAAATACTCTGGCATTTCTTCAAGATGAATAATATCAGGCTTTATGTCATCTATTAGTTTAAATAATTCAAACTTGTTTGACGAGAGTGTGTAAAATCTTCCTCCGCATATTTTTTGAAGTTGTTTTCGTTGTACAACCAAAACCCCTCCCGTAATATCATCATATTCCACACAATATATTTCATAATCATTTATCAATGATTGTATCTTTTTTAACAAAAACTGAGGCAATCCGCCAGTGGAAAGATGTGGCGCTATAAACAATATTTTTTTCATAATTTACTTGTTGAGATAGATCGCATTCATATGTGATAGATTATGATCCAAAGCATTTTCTTTGTGAATCAATTTATATCCTAAATTTTTAAATCTATTAATTATCTTTGGAACATTTATACCATCGTTGTAATGAAATTCAAAAAATATACTATGGACATTTTTAAAAAATTCGTTGCTCGTACTTTCAAAAAATGTATATTCAGCTCCTTCAATATCAATTTTAAAATATGTTGGTAATTCCAAGTTATTATTTGCTACAAATTTTTCTAAATTAATAGCATCCACTTCAAATGTACCTGTATCACTAATCTTGGATCCTACCGTCCATTCTGTAGTACCAAATTTTACTTTTTTAAAAGTACCATCGATTGCATTATTAAATGTCGTTACATTTTTTCCATACTTATCTAAGTTATAATTCAAATATCCAAAAATCTCTGGATGTGGTTCAAATGCATATATTTTTTTAACATTATAATTAGAGCACGCAATTGAGAATGATCCTATGTTAGCTCCTAAATCATAAACAATATCGTTATCTTTTATTTTGAAATTATCTAAAAAATAATCATCATTAAAAAAAGTATGATATGGTTGATATGTAACATCGCCATCTTTAGATTTTAAATCTAAACATCTAAACTTTTTAGATCCGTGATAATTTTTACTAAACAAAAGATTATTATTATTTACGTCGGTTATTTCTATGGAAAAACCAGGATGAGTTTTATTAAATACATCTTTTATGAAAAATAAACGACGTTCATACGTCCACAAATCATAACCGACTGTGCAATGATGGTACAATAAATGTGATATGAGATTGGAATCTAAACTTCTAATTGTTATTAAGAATTCGCAATTAGTATTGATATCACTTATAGTTTGAAATAATCCATCTTCCGAAATTTCAATAGTTATATTTCCGAATTTTTCTAGATAAATTGTATCTGATAATGACATATTAAATATATACTACTTTACTAAACCCATTATCTTTTTTTATTTCTATTTGATTATCAACCATATCACGCATTTGATCCAAATGACTGATTACCCAAATAAAATCAAATTGATGTTTTAAATAGTTAAATAACGCACCCATTTGACCCAAATGATCACTGTCAGCACATCCGAAACCTTCGTCGATACAAATGATATTTGGTCTTGGTAAATTGCTAATATTAATCAATGCGACTCTAATGGCTAGACCACTCACAAACTTCTCCATACCACTAGCCATTTCAAGAGGCCACTGACGATCATCATATACGATATTAGTCATAATGTTCTTACCATCAGTTTGGAGTGTAATTGTAAATTCGACCAACTGTTGAAGAATGTTATTAACTTCTTTTTCAATTTCCGGTAGAGTTTTAGTTATGATTTCATATGGAATGCCGTCACGACTAACAACAGTTGTGTAATGTTTAAAAGATTCATAACTAGATTCAAGGTCTTTTACTTTTTGTAACTGATCGGTTACATTTTTATATTGCAATTCAAGTCTTCCTTTTTCAGTGGAAGATGAAAACAACTTTGAATTAATAGACTTAATATTTGTGTCTAGGTTTTTAATTATATCTTTTTGAACCCCTATTTCTTTCAATGTGGTATTATTATTTTCAATAATATCTTTATTTGTATAAAAAATATTAATATTATCAGTTACACTTTTGACCGTAGCTTGAATTTTAATTAGATCATTTTCTAATTTAAGAATTGTATTTGAAATTATACTTCTAGTTTTGTCAAAATTTACTTTTTCTAGATTTATCTTCTGACATTCTTTGAATTTGGATTCCACGTCACCACACCCATCCAAAGCCAACTTTAATGCATTGTATTCATCAAAAATAATTTTGGCTTTAGACTTATCATTATCTAATTCAGCTTTAACTTTAATTGCATCTTTTACGAATACGTTATTAACACAATATGAACAATTTGGATCGTATTTATGATCCTCTAATTTTTTTAATTTGTCCATTTTATTTTTTACAACGATCTTGAGATTATTCAATTCATTGGTTTTATTATCAAAATTTTGTTTGACCTGTTTGTAACTATCATAATCTTGATCAATGTTTTCACAGTTTGATAGTGAAAAAGATAATGCTGAAATCTTTACTTCAATGTCTTTCAATTTATCTTTTTGATTTTTGACATTAACATTAGTCTGTTCAATCTGACTTTCAATCTTAATCTTATCACTTTCCAAGTCTGAAATATTAAAATCAAAACTTACTGTTTTGGTGATATTATTAGACAGTTCCAGTAACATATTGTTATGGGACTCTTTCAACAATTCGTGTTTCTTTATTTCTTCATTATACTCTGTGATTTTAGTATTATTATAATCTATACTACCAGATACAACTTCTAATTCCTGAATAAGTTGATCTTTGCTAATATTCTTTAATAATATATTTGTTTCCTTAAACTTATCATTTGCAATTGTATAAAGTTGGTCGAATACATCCAATCCCATAAACTGACATAAAAGATCTTTGCGTTCTGTTTGACCCAAGTCGATAAATGATCCAACTTTGCTGTTTTGAATACTCAGTACAGTAAGAATAAAGTCTTCATATGTACCAACATAATCTCTAATGATGTCATTAGTACTACGCCGAGCTTCGCCGTTCAAAGGAGATTCATTTCCATTCTCCATCTTATAGAATTTAACTTCTACTTTAACATTTCCTTTTTTATCAGCCTTACCTTCACGTTGGATGAAATAATCAATTCCGTTTACTTCAAAATTAAACTTACAACGAAAACTCATTTTCTGAGTATTTAATACGTGAACAGCTTTGTACCCTTTGCTGAATTTGTCAAATATACAAAACGCCAATGCATCCATAATACTCGATTTACCACTAGCATTTGGTGCAAATAGTCCAATAGTACCATTCAATTTAGCAAAATCAATTACATTTCCTTCGCCGTAACTGAACATATTATCAAACTCAAATTTCTTTGGTTTCCACCGAATGTTCTTGGGAGCTTTATCTTTGGGTACTTCTTTATTGATAGTCTTATTGAGATCCTTTACCATCTCAATTACAGATTTATCAATGTTTTTAGATATCAAATTATCTTCAATTAACTTGTTTTGATAATCAACATCGAAAATATTATGTATATCAAATGATTTACCTGAATTTAAATTTATATCATTTAACGCATCATCTGCTCTAACATATGTAGTTTCAATGAGAGTAGATTTACACTTGAGATCATTTACAACCTCTTTTACCTGTGACGGAATAGATTCACGACAAATGATTCGAAGAGTAACTTTTTTAGGAATATCAGAAATATCGGTAATTAACTTGCCTTTATCTACTTCAACCGTATAATACCCATATTCATTTACAAGTTCATAATGCTTATAAGTCTTATGATTTAGATTCCATATAAGTAATCCGTGTCCTTTGAGGTCTTCACCGTGATTTTGTTGAATCATAGATCCAGCATACACAATAACGGGTAATGATTCATCTTCGTTGTACTCTTGTAACATTTGATGTTTATGAATATCACCAAGCATAGCAATATGATGTCCATTAAATGTTTCATTTGTAACGGATCTATTATTAACCGTATAACCAATGTCGGTTACAGCATTATATACTGGTCCGTGAAACAAAGCGATGTGGTGATCTGTTTCGTCACGATATTTAGTTGGAATGTCCGTATATTTAATATATTTTTCAGGCGCATCCCAATCAAAAACACTGAGATTATTAAACAAAATATTTTCGTAACGATAAACATCTGTCTTTTTTAGATAATATAAATTGGGATGATTTAACGCATCAACAATTGGTGTAATACAATCTAATCTGGATTTATTAGCAAGAGTAGCATCGTGATTTCCAGCTGTCAAAATTACAGGAACTCTATCAGCACAACTTTTTAGAAAATCACTTCCTAGTTTGACACACTCAGGACTTAGATCGGATTTATTGTGAAACAAATCTCCAGCAATTACCAGAATAGCGTCTAATGTTTTTGCTTTGTCCAACGCTTTATAGAGCTTCTCAAATACCAAAGTATACTCATCGTGACGTTTTGTTAAACGAATATGAATATCAGCAATATGAATCACTGAATTAATTTTTTTATCCGTGCGTTTTAATACAATCATAGTTTAACCATTAATTTAAATTTATATAGTAGACTCTCATCCATTCTAACACCGCTGTGTATGGTTTGCCAAGTCTTTTCGTGACCTAATTCATTTGGATCCTTACCATCAGGCCGAATCAAATAAGTTTCTATATTATTCTCAAGTAAAAAATCACAAATTCTCAGACTCGATGTTAACGCGTCGTTATCCAACAGTACATTTACTCTGGGTGGTTTATTTTCTATCAACTTCATTCTGAGTGTTTTGGATAAAGTTTTACCAAAAAGGGGTATCGCATTATATTTTACGGACATAGCATCAAATACGCCTTCAACCAATGTAATCGGTTGATTAAAATCTGTAAATAACTCAAATCCTATAATATCCTTGCTACCATCACATAATCTATATTTTAGATAACCATCACAAAATGATCTACCGCAGTAAAAGTTAAGTTTTCCCACTGAGTCATATGATGGTATAATAACCCTATTAATAAATGCACCACTATTACAATATCCAATATTATATCTAACTATATCAAGTGTAGTTATGTTTCGATTTAAACAATAACTTAAAGCACGTTTATATTCAATATCACTATTTGATTTACATAAAGGTTTAAATTCATCGGGTAAATTTAGTATCTTTTTTTCTTCTTTTACTACAAAGTCATTTCGTTTTGGCGCATCTTTACACAAAATGTCATAATATTCTTTAGAGGCTTTTACTTTTTTAAGAAGACTATAAAAACTTTTCCCACTAAAATTACAGACCCAACATTGATAAAACCCAGTTTTGGTGTTTATATTTAACTTCCGTTTATGATGTTTGCAGTTGGGACAAAAAACAATAATTTCTTCACCTCCCTTTTGGACGCGAACCTTTTGTTTAAATAATCTTGATAAAGTGTCAACCACAGTCATTTTAAACACTATAACACAGATTTTTCGATTTACAACTTTTTATATAAAGAACAAACTATTCCATCGTACATATCACCATTTCGTGCATCCCAATTGCCTTTTTTATTTAATACAGTAAATTTGGTAACAGCAGGTAATATCTTTTCGAGTTCTATTTTCACAAAATCTTTTGATTTAACCCCTTTAATTCTACACTTGCCAAACAACTGTTTGCGTATAGTGTTAACAGACAATAAATTTACTTTGATTTTGAAGTGTTCTTCGATAATGTAAGCAAACACTGCATTGTGACGGGCTAATGTGATAATAACTTGTTGTGATGTAAATCCGCCGGCAAAACCACTAAGAGCAGCTTCTAAATTAATGTCGGTAACATCTTTAATTAACTGATTTTTTTCCAATTCGGATATAACAAAGTAAGTTTTTTCTTTTGTAGTTTCAAACTTTTTTGTATCTATATAGCCAGCATCTAAGACGTTTCCGTCTTTACTAAATGCCCACCCTGTAACTGATGTAGATGAATCTAAACCTAATATAACCATTTAAAATACATATCAACGGAAATATCGTTTCGTATTAAATCCTGGCAAGGTGTCAACGTAATTCAACGCTTCTTTATTAAAATTTACTTCTTGATTGTCGATTGATGTAAGAAATCCTGGATTAACTGTATATTTGCGAGATTTTTGTGAATAACCCATTTCTCCTTGTAATCCATCCAACATAGTACCACCTGGTATAAATCTTGTAGCTTTATATGCATTAAACGTACCGCCAGCTTTTTGTTTGGCTAGAAATCTAGCTTCCAAGCTGGTCTTTAATGATTCACGGTCGATTACTTTTGCGTCTGGTGATGTTGCCATATATTTGTTTTATTATATAATAAATATAATTAAGTATCCCATTTAACAGAAATATTTATTGGAATTTCACCCGTATTTTTAATTGGGTGTGCTAATTTAGCTACTGCGACCAGATCACATCCACTGTATAATCCGACGGTGGTTATATATGGCGCTAAATAAGATCCCGTTGGATCAATTGATGAACTATATTGATAATTGAAAAATGGTTGTTTGACATAATTCTTAATTGATTTACCTGTTTGATTGTCTAAGAATCTAATGATATCATCATAATTATTACGATTACTTAATGTGGACAAATAAGATTTATAGTTAGTGAAATTTAATTTTTCGATGAAATACTTCCACATCATTTTACCATCGTTAACATCCACTCTACCATTACTGTCTATGTCCAAATTCTTTTCGGCTAATAGATTTTTTAAAGTTGGGGTTAATAGATTTGTATTGTAGTCTGAATAAGATGATGTATAAAACCCAAAGATATTCTGTTCTACATCATTGGATATCATATTCAAATACCACTTTTCAGAACCTGGGACAGTATTCTTGTAGTTTATATATCTTAAAATGATGTCCAAATTTTCAAAGTTAAATGTGCTTTTGTTAAATACACAATAATTTATAAGAGATGAAGTTGTAGATGTAGGATTAGTGGATATATTAAATTCACCAGGTATTATTGTGCAAATATATTGTTTCTCATAAGATGTTATGAGTGTTCTGTAATCCATATACAAAGATGGTTGATTTGGATCGACAGGATCTCTTGTTAATAGATTCAATACGCTACCTGTATTATTCAAAATCAAACTATTATTGTTATAAAAAATATTGCCAACTGGATAATTTGTCTTTAAGTCAGAACTATCGTATATATAAGCTTTACCAACGATGTCAGTGTATGTATCAGACTCCATCTGCAATGCAATTTTTGCTTTGATGCTACCACTACCATAAACCGTATCTTCTATTTGAAAATATACAACATCAGCCGATTCAGTACAGTTCTCAGGATTAAATGATGATGTATTTATATAACTTGGATCATTATAACTACCCGATTCGGTTATCAATGGAATGCTTAAATACAAATCGTTATTTAGTGGAATTGGGGATCCAACTATCAAATTTGGTTCTGATAAAGCTACTGAATATCCAAATGCGCTAAATGGTTTATTATACTCTTTTCGTTTGGCAATAGGATCTGTGGTAATCGGTGTTACGACGGAATTGCTAACATTGTAATATAAACACTGACCGCAATAACTTGATTCTCCATAATCATTTACATCATAGAATTTATCGTAATATTTAACTGAACTAGAAATATAAAGCGAACTAAATGGGAAATATGGTTTAGGCGAACCAATTAACACTTTATTATTGTGAGTCGAAACTGAATATCCCATCATATTATCTTTGAAAGTTATTTCATCACCGTAAAGTTTTTTAATAAACAGATACTGATTGGATCCTGTTGGACACAGTCCGTTTTCATAAATATAAGTCGCTCCTCTTTGTCTCAGTGTCGTAGATCCTGAATATTCATAGTATAAAAGATCATTGGGCGAACCCACGGTTAAAACATTTTTATGTAAAGATACAGAATAACCAAATCTATTTTTTTTCTGAGCGGCCGACAAACTTCCAGATGGATATAAATCAAATTCAAAACCTTCCAATTTCAAATATTCAGATCCTGTTATATTTTGGAATCTCTGAGATAGATGCCAACCGCCGGATCCAGATGTAAATAAAAATACTTTGCTAGCTGATACTTGGTTAGACCCAACCACCAACTTATCTTCACTATATTTGTCTATACAAACACTAAATCCAAACGACGATTGATATGGGTCTAAAATAATACTACTACTTAATTTTTGTACCAAATCGTAGTTATTATTTACATTCTTAAAAACATAAACGCATCCTCTACCATTATTATAGCCAGGCGCGCCGACCGCTAAATAATTGTTTGAAATACTAACAGATTTGCCAAATTGAGAATTTATGGATGATGTTAAATAAGCAATTGGAGTTGAGCTTATTTGATAAGTACTTGTAGTTTCTTTAGTAAACTCATTAGATTTATCTGTTATACGTCCGTTTTCATATATATAGTTTGGGTCTATTTCGTATATATTTACTTGATTTTGTGTGAAGAAATGTCTAGTATCAAGACTTTGACTTAGTGAAATATCACTCGCTGCGAGAAAATAATCACTAACATCTAAAGATTCTCCATATTTGCTTTGATAAACAAATCTACTTTGATCTTCAATTGTTAAATAACTGCAGGATGAATCTATGTTTGGTAAACTACCGCTATTAGCGATTAAAGAACTTGTATTTACCATACTACTACTTTGTTCGGTATAATATGGGGTAAACAAATTTAAATTTTCGTTTACTAAAGTTTTAATTACTTCATAATTTGATTGAAATTGATTTTTACGAATTAAAAATATTTGACCTTTGCGAGAAAACCCCTCTGAATAATCCCAGTTTTTAGTTGGTGGGTTTCCTATTGCTATTATACTGCCATTAGTAGCAACAGCGGATCCGTATCGTTCGTTATATATGTTAATTAAACTCATACTATGTATTCAATAAATAATAACCCAAACCATAACTACCTTGGTTTTCTACAGTATCTTCATTATCCGTCGTAAATTCGTAACTATTAATAAAATAAGTTCCGCCTAATATCAAATTGTGATTGCCATCATCTAATATGTTAGAAACGATGTCTCCTGATTGATTGTATATTACAACTGAATTTCTTTTAATGCCGTCGCCAGTTTGTGGAACTGATAATCTATACAACGAAAAATCATTAGTCAAATCCAATTTAGTACGTTGGTGATCGTAATCGTCAAATCCAAATATATTGTAACTATTGTTGTAATTATTATAATACATTTTATTTACAGTATTATAAACTTGACCTTTATACGTCCCATTAACATTTACAGGATTAACCGTTGGATTCCAATTAACACTTGATGATGGATAAAAAACAGAACTTGAATTTACATATTTACCCACTGAAAAATCAATTTGTGAGGATTCCTCAAATTGTGTAATTGCTAAATATGCAGTATTTGATGAAATCTCTTCACAACTTCCTGATTTATTATTGTCGCACGCAATATAAGACAATTGTATAGGAAATATACTATCGTCGATACCATCTATACCAGAAAGAAGATTATTTAAAACGTTATTAAACGTCTTTTCCTTAGAAACAGTAAATCTGGTTACTAGTACGTCTTGTGTTTTAAAAAATTTGATCATTCTATTATAAATAGAATAAAAACAAACTATTATATATTAGAAATCAATCCGCACCTTAATCAATAATTCGTTGTCAAAAGATTTCATTGTAGGTTGACTAATTTTACCAATTGCCAATAGTTCATTATTATCATTATACAAACCGACCGAGGTAATATAGGTTCTTGGATTATTAATCAAATCTTGATAAATAATAGTTCCTTTAGTCAAACCATCTGTTCCATCGGAAACAAAAGTTGGATTGTTGCTATAATTAAATTCTTTATTTTTTACACGGATAAAGTAATTTGTAGACGGTACAAATTCAGACTTTCTGACTCCCATCGTTGATTTGGATCTTCTAAGAGCATTATAAAAATCTCTTGTCCATACTTTCCAATATCCACTTCGATTTGTAGAAGTTACGTTATTAGAATAATTAGCTCTATTTAAAATTTGTTGTCCTGCTGTAATACCAACGTGTTTGTCTAAATTTATTGCGTTAAATACGATGGTGCCGTTTGATGGATATACCAAACCTATACCGGCATAAACCGGCGATCCATTTTTCAAATAAGGCGTAGCAATGCCGTTTACAATGGAACCTGAAATTAAGTTATATGAAGTTTGTTGTTTATTCACTACCTGTGAATCGTCAATAAATGTGAATTTCTTAGGACCAACTGAACCACTAAAAGAAATCTGTATTTGCCCCGCGTCTATTTGATCTTTAAATTTGTCAGCTGCATAATTTATTACATAAATAGCTGCACTGTCAACTATATTATCTACACTTCCAGATGCAAAACTGAATAAAGTATCGCCTGGTTGTAAAAGGGTATTTCTATATTGAGAATAGATAACTTTCGTTTCATTTGTCAATACGGGGGTTGAATAAGTGGTCACATCGAATCGTGAACTACCACTGTTTGCATAATCGCCATATGCTACATCAAAATATAAATCTCCGCCTGAGTAAATATCAAGATAATATTGACCATTTCTCACATCATATGGACTAGAACCAGTAAGTTGATTAGCTTGACCAGTAACACCTGATTGTGTTACAAAGGTAGATTGACTAACAAATAAACTACCAGTTCCAAATAAACCGGAAGATACTTGATTTATTCTACCGACTACAATGTCGTCATTATTAAATGTACTAAATATCATAATTATGTTGTTGTTGGAACTTTAACTGTCACTGTAATGGATGTATTACCACCACTTTCATTGCCAATAATTGTAATATTAGTGGTTGTTGTTTTAGACAAACCAGCGTTTGGTACAAATCTGAATTTATTACCAATTACTACTTGCGAAGTTTGTGAAGTTAAATCTCCTGAAAAAGTAGGAACTGTAGCACTGGTCGAATTCAAACTATTTGTTTCGGTCACAATCAATGTCCCAACATTTTTATTTGCCAAAATCGATGTGTATCCAAGCGTAACATTGTAAGTTGGGTTTGTACTAGGACTAATTAAAATTTCCCCCGTGTAATCTCTATCTACAGTAATTACACTTTGAGCTACACTTATAGTTGGTACAGATGTTATTCCGTCATTCAAAGTCACTAACTTATATTTCATTGACTGTGATTCATCGGTAATCGGTTCCATAATAGGAGTGTTACGAATAGCTATATCGTAATACGCGCTACCCAATGGATGATTTGGATTAAACTGGGTGTAATCAATTTCATCGTCAGCCAAAGCGAACGCTGTAATGTTTAACCCACCCGTTTTTGCAAGAATTTCTCTTCCTTTTTTAGTCAATACAGCATTCACTGTAAGAATGTTGTTATTTAAATATGCCATATATAATAATTATTGATAAGTTTTAATTTTTACTCAAAAATGTGAATTATAAATTCATTATGTATCTTTCCAAACTCGCGCTGGTTAGTAAAGAAGCGGTTAATGGTAATTGTATGAATAATGAGTCAGTACTACTAATTGAGCCAGTTGTATCACCATATGAAGGAGCATTATTGGTTTCGATATTCAAACTTAAAAATCCTGGTATGGTAATAACAGGCGAACTTCCATTTGTAACGCCTTTTCTATTTACAGTACTGTTCTTATCATTTTTACCTTTAATATAAGTATAATATGCAATATCGCCTTTTGTATTCAACTTCAATCCACTCAAAAGTTGCGTCTTAGAACCACTTACCGCTTGATATTTGGTTCGACTTCCAACAAATGTAAACTTACTTAAATGTCTATTAGAATATCCTGTATTAAATACGCCTTTATAGTAGTTTTTCAGGTACTTACTTCCGGTAACTTGAACATTAAATCCTATATAATCCGACGTGCCGGATGTGCCGGATGTGCCGGATGTACCGGATGTACCGGATGTACCGGACGTACCTGAGATGCCGGATGTACCTGAGATGCCAGATGAACCTACAGAATATCCCGACCCAGAACCAATAACTTGAACTTCGTCAAATGAAGAAGTAAATGTTACTAAAAATCCATCATTATTAACAGATTGATAATAATCTTTTTTGCCTACATTAACTGTGTCTCGTACATTATATCCATTTGAATCAATATATACATATTTTCCATACTTTGCATAAATAAAATCACGGTCGTCGATTGTGTCTTTAATTTCTAGACGAGAGTAATTATAAGTATTTTCATCTCTGGTAATATTATTAACGTTAGAACTAGTTACTATAGCGAAGTTTGCAATATCAACCGTATTTAATAAAGAAGATGTAAATGTTGTCTTGTTATTAAAGTATATGTCAAATTCGTTATTTGTTAAAAATTCCACATCTCTGTAGTTAAACTTTTTACGTTCAAACAAGCTTGGTTCTAATACAAGGCCTGTCAATAAATTAGATCTAGACGGTTTTAAATTTTTTACAACATCAAATATAGAAAAATCAATGTAGAATTTATATGTACTATAAAATTCTTGTGGGTATATATATTTTTCATTTATTTCGCCGAATTCACGTTGTAATTTAGTCAATCCATCATAATTTTGTTTGTTTAAATTTTGAGGTTCACCTATAATATCGGCTATACCATCCAAACCTATAAAATTCTCTATTTTTTGATTTAAATAGTTATATGGACTTATAAAAAATCCTGATAAGATAGAATCGTCACCTAAACTGTCTTGAATTCTCGTCGAATAATCATACGGCGTTAAATTAGACAAAGCTGTTTCGGTTATTTTGTTTATTTTACCATTAATTTTGAAATTTGGTCCAAAGTTATTGGTGTTTATAGTTTGTTTAAGATCGATTTTATCAAATTGATATGGGAACTGAGTAATCATTACATTCGAACAAGTTGGATAGCTATAATACTTTTCTGTTTGTCCAAAATTATAAGCAAAGAATTGCGTATTATAATAAATATTTTGATTATGTACGGTTGTACTAATCGATGTAGATGAATACAAATCTACAGGCGTGTCGAAACTCCATAAATAAAACAAATTAGAATAAACATTTTCTTTATTTGGTATTGATATCGAATCTAAATTATAAGAATGTTCATCGAAATATTCATTATTAAGTGGTTCTTTTAAAATTTTGATTTTATCCAAATTTCCTATAAAAGAAACAGAAGACGAATAATTACCTATATAATAACTACCCGATGAAAACTTCTTGTTTGTATTATAATTTATAAGTTTACGCTTTGTTGATGAGAAATTCTTAACGCTTCCATCATATTGATTAATGGATAGACTGTATATGTATGGAATAAATTCATTTGTCGAATTAATAAAATAAGAAGCTGTTAATATTGTTTTTTGAGATGCTAATGTGACATAATCGCCATCGTCTTCTATCACAAAATCACCGTCGTCTTCTATAATAAAAGGAGTATCTTCATTAGTGGTTTTAATTGAACGAACCCGCAACTTATCGAAATCTCCAAGAACAGGCTCACGCTTTAACATAGCAGTGAAAATGCCGCCGTTTAATAATGGTATTTCATTTAATATCAAACTAGACGTGGTGTTACCCAATTCATATGGATGTATTTCAAATACTAATTGACCACTGTTAACTTGCTTTGATTTTTTTATAAATAAATTCCAATCAGACTTTTTATTTCTATATTTCGACATCAATTGTATCTTGTCGTCGAAGTTATAATTAGTCGATTTAAATCTAAAAGAAAATTCAATTGTAGATATACCATTAAATTTTGATGTGTATTCGGTGCTACTGGTGAATGTATTAATATTGGATCCAGATGCGTAGTAGCTACTAGTGGTATAAATAAAATCACTACTAGTATGTTGAAAATTCAAGAAATTATTTTCCTTGAAATCTGTCATATAAATAATATCATCGTATACGAAGTAATTATCACGATTGGAAAAAGCGTCAGCACTTCCATACTCTCTGGTAGATATTAATCCAGATGGAATGCCAAACATAGTACGTATCATTTCAAATGAATTGATAGTACCCTTGGATTTATATACAGATGAAATGTTATTTGCAAATCGATTTAAAATTGATTTTGTATAATCGAAATAAGAAGCGGAGTTGTAACCTGAAATTTCTTGATTATTTAAATATAATTGATTTAAATCACTTTGAGAAAATTTGTCAATGTCAACGTTCCAATTAAAACTGTTCAATAATTCATCTATATAATTCTTTGGATAGTAACTTGAATCATTGTTAGAAATAGGATATGTTTTAGGAAACTTCTTGATAAAGACTAATATATTATCAAAAAAATGTCCGGTCATTGCGGTGAATTTTATGTAATCCGCTGAATCGGAGTCATCCTTTACATATTCAGGAAGTTGATATACCAAACTATTATAGTTATCCGAATCATATGTAATAGCCTCATCGATTTTGTTGTCTATACTGGATGAATTAAAAAACAAATAGGATTCGTATTCATCAAATGTATCCAGCAATGTGATTTGTTGAGATGTCTTCTGATTAACCAACTGACTATAAGAAGATGAAATTGTCGCACTTGTATTTGTTGCGGAATTAATAGTCGATTTCTTAACGGACTCAAGTTGATTATAATCTTTGATTTTATTCTTAGCAATTTTAGTACGTAATTCAGCTGATGAATAATTAATAAAATTGTTGAAATCTGTATAATCTATATACAAATCATTATACTTTTCTTTTAATCTTACTGTTGCTTTGTCCAGAGTAAACGCGTCATTACTTTGATATCTTTCTGTAGATGGATGCGACGTATTAACTTGAACATCAAAATTTATATCGTTTAAAAATACTTTTCTTGATATCTTCGAAGTAAATAAGTTAACTTTAAAATAAATTGGAGCAATTGATATGTTTGATATCCAACATGTCGATTTTATATTATATTGTAAAGGTAATGGAGCATCTAATTTTACTTGTATGTTAAAAGTATCATCTATTGAATTTAAATAATTTGTATGATCTAGAATTTTTATTAAATTTCCATTGTCAAAATTCAATGCGTTCTTATAATAACCATAATATTTTGTTCTATAATTTTCTAATAAATTAGTTACATTCGGCAATATCCAATCGGTATAAATCGTTTGTTCAAATAATCCCAATATATTTTGTAAATCGATATCATTTATAGAACTTTTTTGTAATACTCTATCTTGTGATACTTTTAATGTGATGATTCTGAAAGACTCTAATATTTCTTGATTGGTAAATTCTACATTGTTATATGTGTATATAAAATTGTTAATTTGTTCCTGTACACCTGAAAATTTACTTGTCTGTAAAATCGTAGTATCAGTATCACTATTTAATTTAATTACAGAATTATATCCAACGTATGTTGATGTTATAAATTCCTGCAATTCAGCTTCACTTTTTAGACCTAACTTCAAACAAATATCTGTATAATTATACTTATTTTTATTTAACAGAAAGTCTTGTTCGATTGGATTGTTTTTAATAATATCAATTAAATCTTGATATATTCTCAATAACAAATATTTTTTATCAGCAAATGATCTTATCTTAACCGCATCTAACCTAGATGATTCATTTTTAGTTGTGTCAAATGCATAAGATAACCGTATTTCAGTTCTACTTGGAGATATCTCTTTTATAACCAATTTATTTGTCGGATTGCCGGCTATATTTCTAACTGGATTATACAACAAGTAATACAAACCTGGACCAACTCCACTAGCATTTAAATCAAATTGTGGGTGTAATAAAATATCATTTTTGTGAGATACAATATTTGTAAATGGATTTGCGAATTGATACGATCTCAACTCATTATTTATATCTCTATAACTTCCTTGTAATATGGAATATGTAACGGATGGAATTACTCTGTTAAAACTTACAAGTTGTTGATTATTATTATAAAGAGTAAATTCAAACAAGTCGTCGTCGGATTCTCCATAAAATACATCATTACTTACAACTTGTTGTTCGTACAAAGACTGCAAATTGGCATTGAAATAAGATGCACTTGTAATACCCTTATTCAAATCATTATCGTTTATTGTCAAATAGTCGTAAGGCATATTAAGAAGTTAATGGTAAAAATGGATAGTCGTCGCCAAAATCGGAAAGTACAGTTCCTTGTCCCAATTTGATTCGCAAACCAATAATTTCGTTTTTCATAGCCGCAATAACTTGTTTGTCATCGTTATTTTCATATTTTTCCACCAAGCTATTTACCGTTTGATTTAAGATTCTATTTTCTTCGATCAGATTATTATATTGAATTATAACATCTGTCAAATTTCTCTTTTCTTCGACAGCGGTTGTTTGTAATTCAGTGAATTCTACTGTCGATGTATCGGCAATTTTGTTTTCATTATATAAAAAACTTTTAATTGGCAATTTAATATAATTAAATTTACCATCAAATGATTGTGATATATTGTAAACTAATTGGTCATTTCCAAAATTATCAAAGTTATTTTGAAATGTACCGAAGTCTTTAAATGTTTGTATATCACTTAATGATACGTTATATACTAATGGTATATTTGCCATACTAACGAGTTATTTTAAATATTTTCCCAGTATCAACGATGTCAACTGTTCCATCTTTGTACTCTACCTTAATAAATACTGTTAAATAACGTTCTTGCGGTAATCCGCTAGTATTTAATTTAAAATAATTACCATATGAAGCATCGCAACTTAATTTAGTATAATCGTCAAAATTAATTAAAACCTCTTCGGATTCAGCATCTTTTACCATATAATAGGAAGAAGTTGGTAAATACTTAGGAGTGACCATCGCGGGTTGTTGATATGATTTATTAAATGTCTTTAAAGGATATTTATCTCTTGCAAAAACAAATATTTTAGCAACACTACCAGCTTTATATGCACTGTTTAATGACTGCAAGGTAATTAGATTTTGTATAGAAGATGACACCGGTTTTAAACTGCCTGTGCTAAATACAGTATCATTCCATCCGACATCGATATATGGACTATAAATAGTATTGGTATCTTTACTGAAGAACTGTAACAATCCATTGGTTGGTTGAAGAGGAGGCGTACTTATTTCAAATGAACTCAATAACATAAGTCCCTGATTTGGAATACAACCACATAGCCAAGAACGGACAATCTGTGTTATATCCATTGATATATCACTTTGATTACCATAACTGAATGACTGACTACAAATCAATCCGTTGTTGACCAATGATGGAAACGAAGTGGAGTTGCAAATCCATTTTGGTTTGTTTGTATAAGAAGTTGGAACTTTATAATACCAAGTACCGCCTTGATTTTGAAAACTAGCACTTGAATATGAAGATGTTAATAGATAATTTACTTGTTGATAACTATTTGTTATTTTATTACCATACCATAAATTACTACCTGAGTAACTTCTATTGTTCCAAGTAGCTCCTAGTTGAGAACCATCGTCTGCATATCTACCGTTTCCATTTTCCCAACTTTGACTTATTGGATAAGCATATATAGAGTAATTTAGCGGAAGATTTCTCATACCGCATGCTTTTAAATTGAGTGTAAATTTTAACTTTGAACTGCTAATTTCATTCGTAGAAATAGACTGACTTAATGTGTTTAAGTCAAACTTAATTAATGTTCTACTAAACTCTGGATAGTTTAAGTATATAGCTGTCGAAGGAGCTTTAAAAGACCCACTATATTTACCTTTGAAATAACCGGCAAAATTTGTGACATCTGTGTAATACAATTTACTGGAAGTTAAAGTTTCTATATACAACTTAGAATTAGAACCACTAAAACTTCCTGTAAATGATCCTGAATTAAAAGCTCTTACCGGCGAATAAAAACTGGAGCTACACGGTATGCCTGTGTTTGATTTTCCTAATAGTTTCCCTCTTAAATTTTTAAAGCTTCCTGTACCTGTCAAAGACGAAGTTAATGGACTTGTTGTATATGTCCGTTTGTTTACTTTTAATTTTGTAAAAAAACTACCAACTCTCACAGAGCCAGAAAAACTACCTGTACTCCAACTTCCTGTAAAGAATGAGTAACTAGTTATATTCATACTACCTGAAAATGATCCGGATGCATAATTTGCCGATCCAGAAATATAAAGTGGTTTTTTTGGGTTAGTAGTTACATTAGATAATCTACCTGTAAAATTAGCAATAAATGATGTATTTGGTATTACAGAAGATGTAAGATTAAAAGCATACCACTTACTACCAGAATAAATGAACAGTGAAGACGTGGTGTATGACAACCATCCATTATTACCATATGAAGAGGCGGTAAGAGGTGCAGTGTGCCAATTTGGATCTGTGTACACAGTTTTTTTGCCTGTGTTCGACGCATATACTTCTAACACCTCGTCTATTCCAAAATTTTTGTTTTGGAATTTGTTGGAATTGTTAATATAAGTGTCTTGAGATGGATAAATGAAAATATGCATATTATACTACCAATCCTTTTATATCGTTGTCGGGATATTTAATTTCAAATACTGATGGGTCTTTTGATGGATAGAGAATATTATTTTGTGTAGCAATACTTACATTATATGCTATAGGTGAATAATTACCATCATCAATTGTTAAATTCTTAATCTTCAACTCAATTACAGATTGGACCCCTTCGTTTTTCATTATTTCAAAATTGAGTTGACTGAGATTTATCGGTTGGTTAAAACTAATATTATCAATATTCAAATAGTTTTTTACAGATTGAATACAATTGTTTAATACATCTCGTTTATTAAAGCCAGTGAATACTGTAATTTTAAAATCGAATCCTAAATTGATAATATAACCATCAATAATATTGATTTTGTCCGTGAGTATTTTGAAATTATTTAGATAACTTATTAAATTTTGTAACGTAGCTGGATTCAATGTTGTCAAATTTTTATTAACATCATACCCTAACAAATAAAGATTGTTTGTAAATGGATTACTCGATTCCAAAAACTTTCTTCTATCTAGTGGATTTAATGGATTTAAATCTAATGTTTCATTTCCGTCTTCGGTTATTACGCCTTTTATTAATTGGTTATATTGAACTCGTCTATTTGAATTGCTTTCAACATATGCTTTTGAAATATTACCTAAATAAGATGGCAATGAATATACTCTTAGTAGAATATCATCGGAAGTAACCATTCTATTTTGAGCGGAAAAGTTTAATATAGCATTTTGTCGTATTTCCTCATTTGTATCCGCGTCATTACCACCAGTTGATGAAAGTGGATTATTTACTCTCAATGAATTTTTAAAATTGTTTAATAGAATCACTTCGCTATCAGTTAAACTGGTCACGTCATTTAAATAATCCGTACTAGCAATCTTATTTATTTCATCGGAATTTACATTTGAATCTAAACCACCACCAACAACATAATTAACTGTCAATGTTGTATTTGATGGAGACACACCGTATGAATTGGCCTTTAATACATTTGTACCGTCTAAAGATATATTTAGATTCTTTAAATTGGATAAAGCTACACCAACATTAGTTGGATTTGGTATAATAACTGTATTTTCGTAATTTTCTGTATTCGCCCCAAATTGAATATAAGTAAAATTATTCTGATCTACCGTTGTAATAAATCTACGTTCGGTTCTTAGATACTTTAAAATCTTAGGAGTTTCATTTCTATATGGTGATAACGTTTGATTGGTAAGAGGTACATTATCAATCAATAGTGGAATTGTATCTTGTGCTAGATACTGTGTTTCATAGTAATTGTTGCCATTAGAATCCACCACACTTATTATTTTAACCACATTAGTTTCATCTAACTTTATTTTTAAAAATGATTGTGGATCGCCAACACTAAATGTTTTTGTTGTTATTCTACCAGAATAACATTGTGTGGATTTCTTTATCAGGTAAAATAATGGTGCTCCTGTATTATCACGATTGTAAACACTTATTTGTCTTGGTGAAAATAAAGTATCTTGACTAAAATCTACACTTTCTTCGACTATAAATGACACACCTGATACACTAGATAGTTGTGTATATGGTTTTAAAATCAAACAGTATCGTTCATCAGGTACATATTCGCCATTAACGCCCGAAGTACGTGTCGCGGGCAACAATTGAAACAATTCTACATTAGTGGATGATACCGAAGATACCTTTGGTTTATATCCCAAAAATTGAGCTTGGTTTATAATATTTTTACGTTCACCCGCGAATTGAATAAAACTTTCTTTAAATTGATAATCAGTGTAATATGACAATACATCTCCCACAAAAGACGCTTGTTCGATAAAGATTTGGCCTGGTGAACTTTCACTAAAATCTTTATAACTTTGTGGATAATACTGTTTAGTGAAATCAATTAGTTGTTGTTTTAAAGAAGTAAAATCACGATTTAAATACAAAACGTCTTTTGTATTAGCCTTGAAGGTTTTGTTAATTAATTGTTGCATTATATATTATTGTTTGTGATGATCACTTCAGTTGTGGATTGTAATTCTTTGTAACTAAAGGCTACTTTTATAAATATTTTATTATAATTATTATTTACAACATCATTTTCCAATAATTGAACTTTAACGTCTTCAACTATTATACCGTTCATAAATCTATTTACATCATTTTGAATAAGATTTACTAACATCGGCAACATTTCACCCAATTCATTTTGATCAAACAACACTTTATATAATGAAGAACCAAATGCATTATTAAACCTACGTTCTCCAGGTTTGGTTAATAAAAGATTCCGTATATTACTAGAAACTTGTGAAATAGTATCAGTATTTGTTTCAAAATAACCATCTTGACCCAATCTAAACGGTATTTTAAGTCCTAGTGCTTTTTTAGCCATAATTAAACCTTAGACTTTTTACTATCCACTGCTTTTAGTAAAGCACGATAATCTCTGTTTATCGCTGAATAAACGCCTTTTACAGGAGCAGGAGCATTTTCAGGCACTTTGGTTTCTGTAATAACTTCTTGTGTACTGTTTCCATATCCACCCATCATACTAACCATACTGCCTTCTTGTGGCACACCACCGGTGGTTTGGTTTAAAATATCATTCAACATTGGGTTACTGGTATACTTTACAAACTTTTTCGTGGGTTTAACTGGTTCCTCAACAACCGCAGATTCATTCATCACATCCAATTCTTTTAGAATTTGTTGTTCTAAATCAGAATCAGATGATTTTTTCTTGGATTGAATAACTTCTTTAGAGAATATTTCTGCCAATTGAAGTTTAAGTTCAGATTGTACTACGTTTCGTACCTCTTGTTGTACTGTTTTCTTAATGAATTCTTTTAATATATCTATTTTCATATTATTATATATAATTATTAACCCAAACGAGATTTAGGTAAATTTAATAATGCTTGTGCGCCTTTTGTATCAGATGGTCTGGGTATCTTGATAGTCTTGATACGGGGTGTACTGGGTGGTTTTGGTATATTTGGTTTAGGCATTCCTTTTTTAACACTTGCTAATTTAGCAGCAGCTGCACCAACTGCTCCTCCTGATACAGCTCCAATTAAAGCACCTTTTCCACCCCCAACTATTCCACCTATTCCGGCTCCTAATCCACCACCGGCTAATGCTGCTCCTGTTACACCACCAACAGATAATCCGGCACCAAGTGCTGTACCACTCAATCCGCCTATTAATGCTCCTTTACCGCCTCCAGCTAAGGCCCCTACTCCAGCACCAAGAGCACCACCTAACAATCCACCTTTTAACCCTTTAGCTAATTTGGACGTGGATTCAATTATACCTGTTTTAGCATTTACAATTTTTTCATTTCCAGCTATAGATTCAGGACTAAACTTATCAGGCGACCAATCCTTACCCAATCCATCCGGTTTACCAAATGCGCTTTGTGCTTTATCGGCGGCACCTTGAACTTCAGACGTAGTATTACTTGTAGCGCCCTGGGTTTTTGAAGCTGCTTGTTGCGCTACATTCGCGTCTAACCCCTTTGCTTCTTGGGTGGGGAGTTTTATGTTAGGATTGTCTACCAAAGGAGCTTTATTGGCAACTCCTGATATCGTTTGTGTAGGCGGACCAGGCAACGCTGGATCTGGATCGGTAAATGGATCTTGTATTTCTACTTTAATTCCCCTACCCGACACATTAATTTGATCTGCTAGTGTTCGTAAAAGAGATTCTCTTGCTTCTTTAAATGCATAATTAAAAGCTTCTTCAGGAGTTTTACCTATAGCAATTAAACTTTTATTGGCAGCAGCTATAATTACTCGTAAAGTTTTACCAGTTGACGTTATTCTTGGAACTTTAACATCTCCGCTCAAAACTAAAAATGCTCTAAAAAGACCAGATACTTCATCTCGGACTGTTGTTGAAAAGTTTCCATTTAAATCAAAACTCCATTCACTTGGAAAAGATGCATCAGGTGATAGATTTCTTATGGGTACATCAAATACAGATGAAGCTGATTGATCAGTTTTTAAATTTGGATTAACTAAATCAATTTTAGAATAAAAAGCATTTATTGCTTTTCTATATTGATTAGCATTAAATACCGTGCCATTCCAAGACACTACTTGTTTATAAGATACATAATAATTGCTCATGGTATTTAATTCTGAAATTCAAATTCGACTTGTACTGGCCCTTCTCGACGATTTCTACCTTTGAAATCCCCCACAACTCCAGCACCTGTAACAGTATTAATTTTTATTGGATCTTTACACTCTCCGCCACTACCAGCTGGTTTAACTCCATTGCTACCAGGCGCATATCCGCCTCCGGTAACAAATACACGTCTACTTAGTGTCTTGTGTAAATTATCTCTTAATAATTGTAGTTTAATTTGTTGTACTGGTATTTGTGTTTGATCTGGATTAGCATCTCTTGTATTCTCTGGAGTTGCATTTCCTGATCTAGGATGTGTATGTGGATGTGGATGCACATGATGAGACCAATGAACGTGGTCCAATAACCAATTACAAAGATCATACATCCAATCTACAGTTGTTTGACCTAACAATGCTGGTTCATTTGTTTCTCCATATTGTCCCAAAAATATTTGTGGCGCATTAATACAAGCGGTATTATTTGTAGTTATAACTACATTATCATTAGCATCCACTGTATATTCACTATCAGTAGTTATGGCATACCGTTTTTTACTAAAATGTAATGTTTCTGCGAATCTACTACTTAGTACCAATCTATCTGTATTTATTACAATTTGATCGCTGTTTAAAGTTGGAAACTTAAATGATGTCGAACCTTTTGGATTGAATCTTATTTGTTCTTCTGTTGACTCTCCATTTGACGTTATACCAAATATACTTTTATAAACTGTAGTTTTCCATTCACTTGATGTTTTGCCACTTGTTAGCTGAATAGTGGACCCGTCGTTGTTAATATCTTCTGGTATTTGTCCGCCAAAATTCTTTTCAACCGGTGTAATTTTACGAATAGGTGGCAACTTAGGATGTAATTGTTGTGGTTCATCCAAAGCAATATTTCGTTGTCTATTTCTAATAGTAAGTTTAGGATTACCATATCCACCGCCGATTGAGTCTTTCAATAAATTACCATTCAAATCGTAAGATGAATATACACCTTTATCATTTTGTCTATTATCATCATATGCACTAAATCTAATTGACTGACCAAATCTACTTTCTATTATAGTATCCCCTTCATTTTTCTTGACCAATCGTATAAATGGATTTGAAATGAAATATTGTCCTACATATCCTATATTATTATACTTCGAATAAATTGGAGCGGATGTATAAGTGGCTCTATTACCATCAAAATAAAAAGGGACAGCCGGCGTTCCATCTTCGCTATATACTGTTTCAACTGTATAATCAATATTATTGGGGAAGTTGAATTTGTTTAATGGTTTACTATAATAATAATTGTTTCCAACCTTTTGCACCAATACCAATTCATTAACCAGTGGATATTGTGTTATAGTTTGTTCAAGTGGTATAGCCCAAGGTAATTTTTCAACCGATGATTTTTTTTCTTGTGATAATATTCTTACTTTAGCACGTCCAATATAAGAAAAATCCACATCGTTTTCATTTGCTGGTTCATTCTTATAATTAAGCGGAACCGTTTGCGGATTTATTTTTTGTTTATACGCATCTTGTAATTTTATATGAGTTTCGTCAAAAATTATATCGACTACGACAGCAAGTTGTATGGGTGAGCGAATATCAACCAAATCTTTTATTTGTTGATCATTTAACTGTGGTGATTTATTTGATTTGGATACGTCTGTGCTTACCATATTATTCGCCTTTACTGATTGTTATAACTTCCTCCATCAATTGTTTACGTTCGTCTTCACTTAATATCATAGAAGAACCTTCGCCGCTAGCTTCACCTTTAGCCACCAAACGTTGTACAACAGACGCTAACTTAACTAACTGTTCATCGTTTTTAATTCCTACATCATAGTAATCTTTAATCATAGGAACTATGATGGTAGCATCATTGATGGTTTTGATCAAACTCCGTAACTCCGATATTAATATATCGATTTGATCTTTTTTATTCTCTGAATTTTTCACTATATCCTTACAAAGACCCGAAAAATTCTTTCCTTTGTAAATTTCAAAATTTAAGTCCATATATCTATAAATAGAAAAACCACTCCATTTGGAGTGGTTTATTTGTTTTGTTTTGTGTTATACTTTACCGCTGTCTGCGTAATTTTTCATAACTACATTTTGATATGATTTCATCTTATTAATGATTTTAGTAATTTGTTGTGTTTTGCAATTACTTAATTCTCTTATATATAAGTACAGTGTTTTTTTATTAAAATTTTCTATTCTATCACTACTACGAAATAATTCGATTACTGCATATGCTATATTAAGATCTTTTTGTTTGGTAAATATCTTTGTTAGATTTTTTTCCCAATAGTTAATTAACAATTTCATAAACTCTTGTGTTTGAATAGTCTTATGATGTGCATCTTCTGTTTGCAAACAAACGCAGTCGTCACCTGGCGTGTCACTGATGTCTACATGTTGATTGAATCGTTTATAATTGTTATTATTATGAAATATCAAATAGTTTTTAGCAACAATACTGAAATAACTAAAAGCTTTGCCTTTACCCGCTTCAAATTTATGCATATTAGAAACTAAATGCGTTACAGTTTCTTTTTGAATTTCTAATGGACTATTATCAAAATAAGTAAATTTGAATGTATTGAATATGTTTTCAACTAATTTATCAAAACTATACTTTATACGATTTTCATATATTTCGTTTCTTATTACCATATCTGTTGCTAAATTATACTCAATAATTGCTTCCTCAGTCTTTTTAGAAAAATAAATCTTTTCTTTTTTGTTTCTACCACGTCGTTTTTTTCTAACATCTGTTAATTCTTCTACTTCTTTATTAATAGCGTTTAGATCATTAATTACTATTATATCTTTACTGGTAATATTTCTTGGAACATTAATTTCAGATAAGTTTTTAGATTCGTATGTAATATCTAATTTTACTTTATTATTTTTTTTAGGCGGTTGGTGTGTAACTACTTTTTTAAAAGATGTTATTTTGGTTGGTTTTTTGATTTTTTTGTTAACACTATTTACCATAGAAGTAATTTTACGTTTTTTATCTGCTACTACTTTAGTCGTTTTTTTATTTACAACTTTACTTTTTTTTGTTTGTTTCATTCAAGTAATAATATCAAACGTTATCGGTTTCTTCTTCTTTTACTTTTTTATTCAAAGTTTCCATTGTTTGTTTTAAATCGGAAAAGAGAAAACCAACGTCGTCATCTTTTTCAAAGATACCACGGTTATCAATAGCTTTCAATTTATTATAAGTATTTTCTACCGATTTTTTAAAGTTTATTATCCAGTCTTCCAAAATGTCAATCTGGTTAAATAACTTTTTCGATGTGATTAATAAAAACACATTAACTGCTACTGATATAAACAGTAATATTAATAACAAAATTTCAATCATTGTCTGTAGGTAGTTCGTCGTCCACTTCCACAAATTCCGATATATAGTCTAAAGCGTCATTCAATGTTTTCCAACACGATTCGTCGTATGATCTTTTGATCAGCCTATACAATTCTTTAAGTTCAGTTTCATCCATGCGTATAATTACATATATATGTAACCGTGACAAATTGATAAAAAAATTATTTTAATATTAAAAACTAAACATACCTCTTAATCCTGTTTTACCTTTTCGCTCAACTATTTTTTCAACCTCAACAGGCTTTTCCACTATACGTTCAACTATTTTTTCAACCTCAACAGGCTTTTCCACTATACGTTCAACTATTTTTTCAACCTCAACAGGCTTTTCAACTATGCGCTCAACTGTTGAATGTGTTGGTTTGTCGGCGGACTCATCTGTGGGTTTTTCTTGTTTTTTGTATAATTCATAATTTTTGTCATTTTCTGAATAAACTTTATTTGTGCTTATATTATATGCCAATAATAATACAACAGCAAGTGGATCAAATACCGTAATAAGTACTACAATAAACCACTTTACTACGTTTTGGATCGTTGTATCAAATTGATCAGCAACAAATTTAAACGTTATAATATCTTTCTTCTGACTGTTATCTACCTTTAACTTGAAAATATCATCATCCACAGCTGTTGATTTAGCACTATAGGTTTTGATTTTATCATTTTCGTTTTCTAACTGTTTATTGAGATCTGTAATTTGATCGTTGATTTGATTTTGAATATTTTGTAATTGAATTGGATTACGAGCAATTAGTACATTTGTAAGCACTTCATTTAATCTATTTTCTTGACTACTTCTTAACGTATACAATTTTTCTATAGATTTTTTTGTAGACTCAATTTTACCAATCTCTTCTTTTTTTTGAGATTCTAATGTTGAAATTTTATTCAATGACAATTCAGTTTCCAAAGATGATTTTTGAAAAGCCGCCGTTAAAAACCCAAATATACCCAATGATGTTATAGCCATCAATGCGAATACTGCAGTTATCATATAAATTTTCATTAGAATATTAGCATAGTTCCAATATCTAAATAACCAAGATGTTGTTACCAATTTACCCAGTTCTAAAGAGGATGCCATTATCATAACAGCAATCGTTGCGCCTGAAAATAATAATCCTATACCATATACGCTAAAATAAGCAGCACATCCAGCGATTAAAAGTGATGTGAATATTACCAAATGTTTAAACTGTATCATATCTATAAATATCTACAAAATAAAAACCCCATCCAATTAAATGAACGGGGTTTAATATAACCTTGATTGAATATGAATATTACTCAATCTTTATTTTTTTGGTTTCTGGAATTGTAGGTTTGATCTTTGACAATGTAACCTTTAACAACCCATTTTCAAATTTTGCGGATGGATTTCTGCGATCAATTTGATCACCTAATGTAAAACTTCGTTTGAAATTGCTATGTTTTAATTCTCTACGAATATACTTTCCTGTAAATTCCCTATCATCAATCTTTTTAATCTTTTGACCACTAATAGTAAGAACATTTTCTTGTACATCAACTGAAACATCTTCTTTAGAGAGACCAGGAATCTCTGCTAGAATTTCCACTCGATCATTGTAATCAACAACGTCTACACGTGGATAACTTTGTTTTTCAAAGAAACCAACTCCCAATTCTTTATTTAATTCTGGGAAATGTGCCGCGAATACTTCATCGAATACACGGTCAAATGGCGTTAAAAACTCATCACGATCAACGTGACGTAATGCAAACGGACTATATTTAATTACTGACATATATTTACCTTTCTTTTAATAATTCAATTGAACTTATTAACCTAATAGCCTCACTCGAGCACTATAGTAGATAATACACACGTACTATCTAAAAATATATATAAACGAACTTCTGAAAAATGTCAATATTTTTTATCCAACAGACGAAACTCCGCCTGTTTGGCATAAATTGATGTAATTTTCAGCATTTGGATTATTATTATTTCTTCTCAAAAATAAGATATAAAACTTTGCATTTCCTAATATAGCATTGCTTGTTACAACTGTATAAGTGCCTGAAAATTGTCCAGATGTACAATCATATGACTGATCGCCAGCTGGATCTACTGTCCAAGAAATATTAATGGTATATCCATCTTGGGATATAGTTGTAGGTAATGTACATTCTGTATTTGGTAAAGCATTGACAACCGCCTTCGCAAAAGTTTTATCAGCCGATGTACCAGTTTTATAGGCAATTATTACCACGGTACCAGATTTTATCTGCGTCCAACTTTCCAACATATTGGAATTGTAATTTACACATCCTAAATTACTTGTTACAGGCGTAACTACAGTGGGTGTTACCGGAGAAATAACGCATGAATTTTTATCAAAACTAGCTATAATTTCACAATTCTGTGATTGCGGTGAATATCCTGGTGGTAAGGTTAGACTAACCGAACCTTTAGCAGTAAAGGTTTTTGGCTGAAGTGTATTTTGATAATTAGAAATCCCAAAACCAATGTTAATTTTACGTGTACTGTTAGCTGAAATAGAAAACATCCCAGTTGGAGTAAAATCAACGGTACTAATTAACGAATTTAAAGCAGTTCCATCTAAGTTAGTCCAAGTAGGACTGATAGTAGCTAATAACTCCGCATTGTTATTATTTGTCATTATGAAACTACCACTGTGTTTTATTTGTGTAGTTGTAGTTGGATTACAAACTGGTTGAGTATAACCATCTCCGCAATCCAAGTAACCACATCTTGGGCCTGTAAATGAAATATTGGTTGGAAAATTACCAACTAGTGTTGGTAGTGCCGTACACGTTGAGGTAGTTGAATCTTGATCACCTAAAATGTAAAGTGTAATTTGACCAAATGTTGATGTATTTTCAAACGAGTATTGGTATGTAGGATTTGTTCCGCCTAAGCTAGTAGCTGTTACCAATCCAGTATAAAAATATCCAAGTGGACCATCAGGGGTGGTTGATTTTTGTAAAATCAATCCAGCGAAGGTCAACGTTCTAGTATATCCTAAATTGTCTTTATATGATATAACTGGCAAAAGTTGTCCACTCGATTTATAAGTTGTAATGTTTGGATTCGGCAATAAACTATTTAAGTTATTCAATGTGGTAGACAAATCTGTTATCTTTGTATTCGTATACCCATTGGTAGTTTTATCATTATTTATTTTCTGGAACAACAAAGAACTTGCTGTAGGTAAATCTACATCGGATATTGTGTATGTATAGGTTGTATTATCAATAACCGTACTTGTACAAGTGCCTATAAACATACTAGATGTAAACGCATTTGACAAACAATCCTTACAAACCAATTTATATGCGTTTGTATTAACTAAATTATAAAATGATTCAATGTTATCACCTGATTTAGCGTAAGAAAACATCTTATTCCACCCAGAATCTACAATAGGTGTAACGACATCTGACTTAGAATATAGTGTGTATTGATAAACTTTGTCTTGTATATTATTAGTCAAAAAGTTATTATTTTGTACTACACTTGGCGAGTAAATTTTAACAGTAGCGACACCAGTAGAAGCAGCTACACTGAAAGAACTACTTATATAAGAAGCACCATAAAATTCACTAAACTTTATTGGTCGCCGATTGTCTTTATTTATGAATCCAACTCCTAAAGGTTTTGTAATATTAATCGTACTTGAATCAGAGTTTGAATTGCCAATTCTATTTTGCAATTGGTAATAACTTTGCGATATAGAAAAATTATTTGAGCCTGGATTATAAACGTTGCTTAATAAACTGTTGATCGAAAGATTTTCGCTATTATTTGTTTCACTTTTGAAACTCAATGGACCAGATCTGTTTAATATATTGACAGGCATATATCCTATATATATTAAGATTCGATCTTATTTTTTAGTTCTTGAACTTCTTTGTGTAGTTCTTGAATAGATTTTAATAACAATGCGATAAGTGGATTATATTTTACAACTTTATATCCTTCAAGATTTTCAGTTACTAAATCAGGATACAATTCTTCAATTTGTTGAGCAATAACACCAAAGTCTTGTTTTCCATTTGACTTCCAATTAAATTCTATTGGACGTATTTGATTAACTTTAGATAAAGCATTTTCTATAGTTTTGATATTGTCTTTGAGTCTTATATCGGACGAAGCGAATGTTGAAAGTGCAACTATATCACCTCTCACGTCCAATTGACCACTGCCACTTACACGTAACAATTTTGTTTGATTGCTACCTGATGTAATTAGAAATACATTGGTATTTGGGTTGTAACCTGTTGGCCAACCAGTGGATCCACTTAAATGTAAATGTAATTGAGCATTTACATTATCAGAACTTACTATGTTACCCACACTTAATAGTCTTTGTCTTGCGCCTAATATTCCCCATCCTGATTTACCAGACTGCCAAATTACATCTTTGCCTGGTAACGCTGATGTATTTATATGAGATCCTGAATAATAAATTGCAAAATTAGCAGTTGTTCTTAAATAATTATTAGAAGTTTGTAATCCTAATCCAGAGACCGATTGTCCAGATGCCGAATGTTGAATAATTTGTTCGCCAGCAGTAGAAAATTGCAGAGGATTATTCGCAGTTACTCTGCCAGCTGCCATACTACCTAAATTATTAATAGTACTATTTCTTACAAGATAATTAGTAGAACCCAATGCACTTGTTCCTGACCAATATGAAAATTGATTTGTAGTACCTGTACCTGTTATATTTCCACCTGAATTTAAAGAATAAGATGCGGTTTTAGCACAACTAGCTGTGCCATAAAATGCTACTTTTCTATTGGCATTATAATGATTTGAAGCGCTGATGTAACCTTTTATACTAGCTGAAACACTTCCTGAAAATTGTCCTTTTGAAATTCCACTGAAACTACCTGTTAGTTTTGAATTTTTACTAATTATAGTTCCATACAAACTTCCACTAAAACTACCACTAGCATTTGCTTTTTTAGTTAATATGTAACCGTTAAAACTACCACTCAACGATCCAGATGTTTGGGATTTACCTGTAGTTAATCCTTTAAAACTGCCTGTGAAACTACCTGTATTACGGCCATTAAAATTTCCACTAAAACTACCTGAATGTTTTCCTTTAAAACTGCCTGTAAAACTACCAGTAAAAATACCTTTTAATGTTTTTGCGGATCCAGAAAAACTTCCTGTGTAAGATCCCGTAACATCTGATAAAAATGTAACTATATCGCCAAATGTACTTTTTCGAGAGTACAAGTTATTGGATGATCCAGATTCAATTGTTAAAATTAAATCCTTAGCTGTTAATGTGTTGTATCTTACAAGATCACTAACTTTTATTTGTTGTATTAAATTGCAGGTAGTTGACATAATTACTTCCAGGCGTAAATTTTAATATACCACTTTGACGTATCGATGTTATATTGCGATATTACACTAGTACTACTATTGTAATCATATGTGGTAATACTAGTGAAAGTGGGTACTATTACTAATATATTACTTGAACGTGAAACAACACTACATATTGGTTTTGTTTCATTATTAAAAAATGAAGTTACATCAACTTCTTGGTTTATAACAAATCTACCATCATTAGCTGCGCATTGTAAAACTACTCTTACTAAAGATGGTGTTGAAGAAAAACCATGCGAAAAAGAAAATACATTTCCCAACGAATATGTATAAATATTATTCAAGTCTGTTGTGGTGTTAAATAAAGACGTTGTATAACCAGATATACCATCTGAATTAACATAATCTTTTAAATCTGATAAAGTGGATTTTCTAGAATATTTTGAACCACCTGTATTTTCAATAAGCATCAATTGGTCTGCGGCTTTTATATTATTATAGCTCGCAAGATCACTGACTTTTATTAATTGAACATTTAAACTGTTACACGGCGTTGACATATTTTATAAATATAAAGTATTAAGAGTAAGAAGCTGCGATCTTATTTATAAGAATTTCACTGCCCATCAATATGATGGAATATAGATCTCTGGATCCATTTGATGGATTTGACGCTGCACCACTTGGCCACTTTAAAGAATTGGTAGTACCGGTTTGCCAGATAAATGATGTACCGCCACTATTATTATAGAAATATAAATAACACACTTTCTTCTGTGTGAGATTTACATTAAATGTTTGAGCGGCTGTAGCCGTTAGATAAATCATATCATAATCATCAAAACTCAAATTAGTTGTTGCAGCTGCAATAGTAGCACTTACAGTTGTATAATCTTTTTGATAATTGCCTTTAAAAGATCCAGTTATAATAGCACTATCTGTTTTGGAAATATACGAACCATTATCAACTTTGATACTTCCATATGAATACATCTTGCTACCACTGATAGATCCATACGCACGCATATCACCGCTACTGGATACATAAAATGTATTTGCAAAACTACTTGATCCATATTGTACCAATATTGCGGTTTGTTTATTTTCTACACCAACTGGTGCTCCGCCAACAAATTTACCAGCTAATACTGATCCAGCAACGTTCGCTGCTTGATTACTACCACTAAACATTCTAATTTGCAACTTAGCACGTAAATACTTGTCTATAGAACCAGTTGGCTCTGCTGGAGGTTGTACGCCTATACCAACTGAACCATCTCTCGCAGCTGAATCTGACTGGATATATGGCCAGAAGTAAAAACCATTGCGTACTTGTTTAAGTGCAACCATTACACCTGCTGTGCCAGATACACCATTCCAACTTCCGCCACCTGATATACCACCCGATAAAGGTGTATCCGATATTCTTGTTGTAATGGTACTATTTTTAAGATGATAGGATCCTGTGGTAATACTCAATGTCAAACTACCACTAGTAACAGATGATATAAACCATTGATCTTGGTTTGGATAACCGGTTGATCTGTTTTTATTTTGTAATACAAACGCAGCTGAACTATATATACCAGATCCTCTATTGACCACTGTCAAATTAGATTGTGCATATTTAGCGGAAGCTGATATATAAAAATTAATTTGTCCAGACTCATTTTTATAAAATAGTGGGGATGTTGTTAATCTATTACCGAAAAAATATGGTACAGCACTTGAACTATTTAAAGATCCTTTTAATAAATAAGAGGATGTTAATGAAGTAGTTGATGAATCAGCTGCTATGGCGTATAAAGCATTATCAACTGTTCCAAGAACCGTTGAAGCTCGCAATGCGTATGAAGCGCTAGTGGTTCTAGTAGAATAACTACCACTTATAGCTTTACTTGAAGTACGTGCGTAACTACTTGAAAAAGAAGAATATTTTAAATTGCCATTATATGAATAACTAGCTGTGCCGTTTGATCTTAAATTAGACCAATTCAAATATGAAGCTGAATCTGCTGTGGTTGACATACACATACTTGAAGTTTGTGCATAGCTACTTGATAAAGATGATAACTCACCCAATCCGTTGTAAGAATAACTGGATGTGCCTACAAATAATGGGGATTCAATATACACACTAGAATATATACTAGCAGCTGATATATTGTTAAAATCACTTGTGCCTGTTGTAGATGTTACATTGCCTCTTAATTTGCCTTTTAAACTACCCGTCATTGAAATATTACCACTGCCAGAAAATACTCCTGAAAATCCATTTACGGAATATATCTTTGACCCTGATATAATCCTCGGTAAAATTGTTCCAATTGTAGAATTGTTAATAGTAACGTTTTCAATTACACCAGAACTTATAGTAACGTTGTTTACCTCGGCATTTACAGCATATAAATTATTATTTACGTCTACATTGTTAAATGAACTTTTACCTGTGCCAATCGTTACATTGCCTAATAAACGTCCTTTTAAACTGCCTGTTATACCCGCACTAGCTGTAATTTGTTCAAGTTTAAAAGGTGTATTTTCAAGAACCAATCCATTTGAATAGTCAAGCATTGTTATTTGACTATTTATAGAATTTCCAGTAAACGTAATATTACCACCACCGCCAGTTGCTTGATTAACATCTATTGTCTTTGCATAGATTCCCAAAAAGGTTGGCGCGGATGGATTATATCCAATAGTAAGATAATCGCTTACTATGGCTCTTTTAAATACATTTGGTACATTTTGACTTATGACGGAATAGTTATCACCTTCAAAACTTCTGAATGAACCTATGTATCTGTTATTTGGACCTGTAAAATTTAAACTATCAAACGACGTTAAAAGATCGCCGGTCTTTTGTACAAAACTATTGACAGTAGATTTTTTAGTTGAGTTGCTACTCACACTTTGTATGATTAAATAATCATTGTCGCCAATATTACCAGATGTTAATGTTGGTAATTCGGGAACGGTCCTACCTTGATTGGATACTATCGCCATATTATATTAATAATTATTAATCAACTAACGTTTTTTAGTTTTTTTAATATAAATTTTACTAAACCACTCCGAACAATGTCGTCTTCATCAAATTTGAATACATAAATTCCATTATTTCTACTTTCTTCATCGTCGAAAACATTCATCATTGGCACAAATCCACTTTTACCGTTGATATCACTTTGATCTGGATCGCCACAGATAAATAACTTACTGAATTCACCCACACGTGTGATCAATGTTATTAGTTCTTTTTTACTCATATTCTGAGCTTCATCTGCTACGATACATTTAGCATTCCAACTTAAACCACGTAAAAAATTGATTGGGAATCCGTGAATACGTTCCTCTTTTTTCAATTTATCAATATCGTGTTTTGGCAACAATTCTTCTAATTTGTCTATCAATGGTTGGATATATGGACTCATTTTTTCATCCATTTCACCAGGCAAAAATCCTAATTTACTATCGCTGCTTTCAACTATACTTCTAACATATATAATTTCACTCACCCTTTTATGATTCAATAAGGTTAAACCTGCTAATATTGACGTATATGTTTTGGCAGTTCCAGCTGGCCCAGAAATAAAGACTAGTTTGGTTGTTTTATTTTGTAATAAATTTAATAATTCAATCTGTTTAGATGTAAGTTGTCGTTCATCTATTCTAACTGATTCTTTAATTTTTTCGTTTTGGTGAACCTTTGGACTTGTGTCTTTTTTCTTGTTCATTTTTTTGGTTTAGTTGTTGTTTAATATTTAAAACACGTCCGCAATGTTCATATGTCTCAGATGAGATATAATAATTATAAATACTATTTAAATTACTTTCAAATGAATCACGGACTAATACTACTATGAAATCAGAATCTTTAAAATTAAAGACCTCTATCGCATTCAAATTGTTCTTCACCGCGTAACATATAGACGAAACAATTTGTTCCATCAACTTAATTTTATTGACTTTAATCAAACCCTCCATCTGACTATAATCAGATGGCAAAGTTAATGAAGAGTATTTATCTATCATCATATATAAGTATATAAGAAAAAATAAAGACGTTACCGAAGTAACGTCTTTTCACAATCAATTTAACCACCTCTTACTTTTTCTTTTTCTTCTTTACGGGTTTATTGTTGTCAGTTTCAACATTTTCTATTGCTGGTTTAGTTGAATTTAACTGATGTAATTTTTTTGTGGATGAATTTTTCCAAGAACGAATTGTTTCTGGAGACGCATCTACAAATGTTTTGCTCAACTGTAATAAATCTAATACTTCTTTTTCTGTGCTAGCTGCGTTAATCTTCTGTTTTAAGCCAAATATATTACCACTCATTATTTACCTTTCACTTCTACAATTTCAATTTTAGATCCATCAGGCCACCGATTAAGGATTGATGACCAATGTTCATATTCAGTTTTAGCTTCGACTTTGGAAACATATTCCAAATCTGAAACTCGTCTGCCATCACGTAGAATTACGTACTTAATATTGCTATCTATAACACTGTCACTTTTAACTGTCATACTAATTTATACTTTAATATTTAAACGTGGTAATATATTTACGAGTTCTAAGATTACCAGTCTCAGAACATAATCTGATAATACATACAAATAACAACTATGTCAACTTTATTTTAATCAACATTTATTTACATCTATATATTTATTAAATATGATATCTTTATTGGGGGAAAATCAATGGTTAAATCTGAATTTATCTAAACGAGAGATTGATAATTTTAAAAAATCCGAATTTACATTCAATCGAATGTTAAATGAATTATCTATTCTACACGGATGTATAGAAAATAACACTCTACATTTAGCAGAATTTAAACTAAGTGTTGGTACCCGCAAAACATTAAGAGAAATATACAAACACAATCAACAAATTTCAGACA